AATATGTATATGCAGTTAACATATCGATATTTAGCAACCAATAAGTCAGTACTGATAGCAGATCTGACTAATAACATAACGGAGTATAGACCAGTGTACACAAGAAATATGACAGTCTACAGAGGCATAGATAATACTCTAACCTTTGAGATTAAAAACCCAGACCAGAAGCCTATAAGTATATTAAACACTTATACGCCTAAGTTTGTTATGTTCGACGAAAACAATAACTTAATCGTAGAACGTGACGGAACTATTAAAGAAACATCAACACCTAGTTATAAAGGACAGTTTACAGTTAACGTAACTGAAAACGATCTTTTAAACATTAAAGAACAATTTTGTAGCTACAACGTTTACTTGGTTGCGACGAGTGGTGACAAGACTTTAACATACGCAAATTCTCATTACGGTGCTAAAGGTGTTATTAAAGTTGAAGGTGAAGCTTTTCCTGGTCCAGCTGAAACATACAACATTAAAACATTTACTGAAACAGGTATTGATACAGATATCTATGTAAGTGAAACAATCACAGCCGAACCGGCTAAAAATGGTAACGAAGCATTACATACTGCGGCAGTATATTCAACAGACTTCACTGGCGATGTTCATATACAAGCTACTTTGGATAATGCAGTAACAGGAAGTACATATTGGGGCAACATTGGAACACTAACTTTGTCCGATCCTAGTACTCCAATGTATATAAACTTCAACGGTGTTTATAACCATTTACGTGTCCAATACGAAAAGAAAAACGGTACAATAGATAAAGTTCTGGTAAGAAACTAGTTGACTTTTATCTCATAATATACTATAATAGTATTATGAGTAGTCTAGTTTTTGATACAGTATTTTCACATCTTCCCAGCAAACGGAAAACAACGCCATCAGGTTGGACTTCGTTTAATGCTCCGTGTTGTCACCATAATGGGACTACTCAAGACTCAAGACAACGTGGCGGATTAATAAAGAACAACATGAACGATGGTGTAAGCTATCATTGTTTTAATTGCGGGTTCAAGGCATCTTGGCAGAGTGGCCGTAAGCTATCTGGCAAGATGAAAAGACTGTTACAATGGCTAGGTGCTTCAGACGATACAATTACTAAATTGGCTTTGGCAGTTTTACAGTTTAATGAAACTCAAGGTTTCAAACAAACAATAGTAGAGTTGCCAAAGTTCGTCGACAAAGAACTACCAGAAGGTGCAGTTCCAATTACTCAAATAATGCCTGGTATGATAGATGATAATCTAATTAAAATATTAGAGTATATGAAAACTAGACAGCTATTCATAGACGATTATAATTTTCATTGGACACCTAAACTAGGTTATAAAGATAGATTGATTGTTCCGTTTTATCATAGGGACTGGGATAATCCTACAACTAGAATTGTAGGTTGGACCGCACGTAAAATAGGACAAGGTAGTCCAAAGTATATGAGTGAACAACAAGTTGGCTATGTGTTTAATATGGATTCACAAAGTTATAATAGAGTGTTTACTATTGTTGTAGAAGGTCCATTTGATGCTATTGGTGTAGACGGTGTTGCACTATTAGGTAGCGAAGTCAAAGATCAACAGGCCCTGGCCATCAATGCGTTAAATAAGAAAGTAATACTAGTTCCGGATCGTGATGATAACGGACATAAACTAATGGAACAAGCAATAGAATTAGGTTGGTCAGTAAGTATGCCAGATTGGGACGAAGACGTTAAAGATGTTAATGACGCAGTAATCAAGTATGGCAGAATGTACACACTTCACACAATAGTTTCAAGTACAGAAGATACAGAATTAAAAATTAAGTTAAGGAGCAAAAAATGGTTTGGTTAAAAAAACTATGGCGTAATTTTATTGGCTTCTTTGAGAATTGGAAGGAACGTAGAAAGTTCAAAAAGAGAATCAAAGAGTTACAAAAGAAGGACCCATTTATTTACAAATAGGATATAATATGGATGAACACAAAGATAGAACTGAAGAAGCATACAGAATTATCGAGTCTAAAGTTAACGAGTTGTTAACAGACAAAGAAGGTATGTATGATCCTTTAGAGATTGCAGGAGTAATGTGTGCTCAGGCAATTAAAATTTATAAAGCAACTTTACGTCCAGATGACTTTGATGACATCATGGATGCAATTTTTATGTCTAGAAACGAGACACAATTAAAAGGACCTACGAAGCACTAATGAAATTCATAAGACCATTCGGCCCAACAATATATCATGGTAGACTGTCAGACGACGAAATAAAGTCTATGAAAGAGATTGCTGAAGAAACAAGAATAGCACGTAACAATGTTGGGTACGATTTGGCAGGTAATATAAAAGAACAATTAGGCATAGTAGTAAAAGATCAAAAATGGTTTATGGAAATGGTAACGCCACATATTGTAAACTTTATGAAATTCGAAGACGAAAGGTTTAACAGTCATCTAATTACTCCAATGGCTGAAAAAAATTACGACCACGTTAATTTTAACTTAGGTACAGGACCGTGGATTAACTTTCAAACAAAGCATGAATTTAATCCTATACACAGTCATTCAGGAATGTTGAGTGCAGTTGTATACATAGACGTTCCTGAAGTTATAGCTAACGAGGAACATACTAAAGATACTAATATGAACTGTCCTGGACAGATCGAATTTATGTATGGACCAGATGTCGTAGGGGCTAACGGAACACATAAGATAATACCAAAGACTGGTGACTTCTTATTGTTTCAAGCCGGACTTAAACACACAGTATATCCTTTCAAAAGTGATACAACAAGAATTAGTATGAGCTTTAATGTAATGGGTATGCAAATGGAAGGAGCAGTACAATGACAGAACTAACTAGAGGAATTTATAATTCCACAAAAAGTATTCTATATAGTTCTTCTTTATCTCTAGCCATTGTGTATACAATAGGACATTTTATAATTGCTATTGCCTGTGTAACAATGATTACAGGAGCAAGTATAGAGTTAGCGGCCATTGATGCGTTGGTAGAACCGATGATAAATGGAGTTTGGTTTTACGTATTACATAGTAGCTGGAAAAAATTTAAGGAGAGATAATGAGCAACTTAATACCGATGGTAGTAGAGTCTACCAACAAAGGAGAAAGAGCATACGACATTTATAGTCGTTTGTTAAAAGATAGGATTGTTTTTGTAACAGGTCCAATTGATATGACAATGGCTAGTACTGTATGTGCCCAACTGTTATTTTTAGAAAGTGAAGCACCAGAGAAACCTATATCAATGTATATTAATTCTCCAGGTGGTTTAGTAAGTGCAGGCTTGGCAATGTATGATACTATGCAATATATTAAATGTGATGTAACAACTGTTTGTATTGGATTGGCCGCAAGTGCAGGATCGTTATTACTAATGGCAGGTAACAAACGTATTAGTTTACCTAATAGTAAAATAATGATACACCAACCTAGTGCAGGATTTAGTGGACAAGCAACTGACATTGAAATACACGCACAAGATATTATAGATACAAAGAAACGTTTAAACGAAATATACGCAAAGCATACAGGTAAATCTTATGAAGAGATTTGTGATGCAATGGAACGTGATAACTTTATGAACCCAGAAGATGCAAAGGAGTTTGGCCTTATAGATAGCATCGAGGAGAAACGATAGTGATAACTTGGGGTATAGTAGGTAACAGTCATGATGCAAGTGTGGCAGTATTTGAAGAAGACAGATACGGTAAGCTAACGTGTGATTGGGCAGGAATGTCTAAGGACTTTAGTGGCATTGAGAACGATGCACATTTGAACAAACCAATGCTTAAATTTATAGAAGCAAATTGCCCTTACCCAGATGAAATTGTTTGGTACGAAAAACCTTTCTTGAAAAGTTTAAGACAACTACAAGCAGGACAAGGTTGGTTGTTTAAAGAAAATAATATTAAAGAGTATCTAGCTAAATGGGGATTCAAACAACCTATTAAGTATGTAAAGCATCATAAATCACACGCCGCCTATGGTTACTATACAAGTGGATTTCGTAATGCAACTATAATGTGTTTAGACTCAATTGGCGAATACGAAACGTTTACTATATGGCAAGGTAAAGGCGACAAGCTAAAGAAAATATACTCACAAGGTTATCCGCATAGTGTTGGATTATTTTATAGTGCTATGACGCAACGTATGGGACTAAAAGCAAACAGAGATGAGTATCAAGTTGAACCAGGTGGTAGAGATATTGAGTCAGCAGAAAACTTACATCTAATTAATGATATGGTTGCAACGTTTCTTAAAGGTCCTGTAAATGGAACTAAACCTGGAGTTAAGTTTAAACACAATTTACATAAAGGCGCAAATTGGTATAAGCCTGAATTAAGTACAGAAGGTGATATGAAAAGATTAGCAAATGCTACTCAATTTGTATTTGAAATAATACTTAAATCAAATAGTAAATGGTGCTTGAATAACTTACCAAGTCGTAACTTAATACTAACAGGAGGTTGTGCTTTAAATAGTGTAGCAGTAAATCAAATTAAAAGAAATTGGAACAACATATATGTTCCTAAGAACCCAGGTGATCCTGGAAGTTGTGTTGGGGCTGTTTTGGCTTTGAAAGAAAAACATATTGACTTTAATGAAAAAATATGGTATAATAAATCATGAAGCAAAATACTGATTACGGATTCGATATCCAAAAAACTTATTTGGAAATAATGTTAAGTGATGCACAAACTTTTGTGCGTTGCCAAGCTGTCTTTGATCCGCAGAATTTTGATCGTAAACTAGCACCATCGGCGGAGTTTATTAAAAACTTTGTTGAAGAACACAATACATTACCTACACAAAAGATTGTTAATAGTGCTTGTACTCAAGTTAAATTAGAAGTACCACAAGGACTTAATGAACAACATTATGATTGGTTGTTAAGCGACTTTGAAACATTTAGTAGACATAAAGCATTAGAACGTGCAATATTAGAAAGTGCAGACTTACTTGAAAAAGGTGAGTATGGTCCAGTTGAAACTAAAATTAAAGAAGCAGTACAAATAGGTTTACAAAAAGACTTAGGTATAGATTACTTTGCAGATCCAAAAGGTAGACTTATGGGTTTGAAAGATAACAATGGACAAGTAAGTACAGGTTGGGAAAGTTTAGATAAGAAACTGTTTGGTGGATTTAACAAAGGTGAACTTAATATATTTGCAGGTGGTAGTGGTGCAGGTAAGAGTTTATTTTTAGCAAACTTAGGTTGCAACTGGGCATTGAACGGAATGAACGTTGTATATCTAACATTTGAATTAAGTGAGAACTTGGTAGCTATGCGTATAGATAGTATGATGACTGATATACCAAGTAGAGAAATATTTAGAGATTTAGATACAGTTGAAATGAAAGTTAAACTTGTAGGTAAAAAAGCAGGTGGTATGCAGATAAAATATATGCCAAGTGGTAAGACTGCAAACGATATTAGAAGTTTTGTTAAAGAGTATGAAGTTAAAAACAATAAAAAGATTGATGTATTGTTAATAGATTATTTAGACTTAATGATGCCATTAAGTAAAAAAGTAAGTCCAAGTGATTTGTTTGTTAAAGATAAGTTTGTATCAGAAGAACTACGTAACTTGGCAATGGAACTACAATGTATATTTGTAACTGCTTCACAGTTAAACAGAGCTAGTGTAGAAGAAATAGAATTTGATCACAGTCATATAGCAGGTGGTTTAAGTAAAATACAAACTGCTGATAATGTTATAGGTATCTTTACAAGTAGAGCTATGCGTGAACGTGGTAGATATCAAATACAACTTATGAAAACTAGAAGTAGTTCTGGTGTTGGTGCAAAGATAGATTTAGAGTTTGATATAGACTGTTTGCGTATTACAGATTTAGCAGAAGATGAAGATAACAGTTATAGTCAATCAACAGGTTCAAGTGTTATAGCAGGACTAAAAAGATCTAGTAATGTAACACAAGATAAAGAACCAGACACACCTAAAGAACCTGGAATAGGTTCAGCAGTTAAACCTATACAAGCAGAAACAGATAGCACAAAGTTAAGATCATTTTTACAAAACTTAGGCAATGACGAGGACGAGTAATGAGCGGACAAAGGCGTTTTCTAAAAACGTGGGCTAGAACAGTTGGTATGCCAATAGGCATCAACGATGAAGATAAACCAGAGTTCCTACCAATATCAATGAAAGACGTAAAGAAGGCTTTAGCGGCCAGAACGTTTTGGATTGTACTACACATACTAACGTGCTTAATGATTATATTAGGTAACGCAAAAGCAATAGGTTGGTGGTAATGAGAACACTTTATATATTTGGAGATTCATTTACAGTAGACTATAAAACAGACTGGACTTGGACAAGACAGTTAGCAAGTAAGCTACGAGTAGATGCTATGCTTAACGACAGTATCATTGGTTGTAGCAACGAATGGATACTAACTAAAGTTAAAGAGCAACGTGAAAAACTTACTAAAGATGATATAGTTGTTGTAGTATTAACAAGTCCATATAGGTATTGGTTCTTTAAAGACAAGCCTGAACTATCCAATTATCGTATTGCAAACTGGAATAACTTCGCCTCAGAGAACGAAAAGGGTCATGTTGATGCTGTTATGGGTTACGTGAATTACTTACAAAGAGACGAACTAGACTCATTTAGAGTGGAGCAACAGGTAGCTTGGCTTAAAGAATTAAAAAGAAATATAGGATTTACTTTACTATTAATACCAGGCTTTACAGTTGATATTGATTACACAGACATTATAAAAGTGTATGGAGATATGACTGGTAGTGTTAGCAACGCAGAGTTTGTTAGTGAGAAAGATGATGAGCAATGGTATAGTGATGGAATAGATACTCGCTATAATCATATGATAAAAGACAATCATGAAGTTATGGCAACCAAGTGTGTTAATAGTGTGCTAACAGGTAACACATTAGATCTAACAACAGGATTTAGTAGACACATACTTAAAGGTAATGAAAGACTTACGCATAAACAAATTGGTCCAAAATTAGTTGAGACCAGCAATGAACTTTACAAAGACTCTCCCAAAGGTGTAAAGCATTGGCTAGGTTAAACAAATATATTTTTGATGTAGACGGAACACTAACGCCAAGTCGACGTGAGATAAACACAGACTTTGCAATTTTCTTTTCAACGTTTTGTGCAGAACAAGATGTATATCTTATAACAGGTAGTGATAGAGAAAAAACTATAGAACAAATAGGCGAAGAGATTTATAGTTTAGCTCAACGTGTTTATAATTGTAGTGGTGCTGATGTTTGGGAAGGCAGTACGCATTTACATACAAGCGAATGGAAATTACCCAACGAAGCTGAACGTTGGTTAATATCAGAGTGTCGCATTAGTGAGTTTCCTTTACGCACAGGTTTACATATTGAAGAACGCCCTGGCATGGTTAACTTTAGTGTGGTCGGACGTAACGCAACACTAGGCGAAAGAAAAATGTACGTTGAGTTTGATAGAGCTGAGAATGAAAGAAATAGAATAGCAAAAGAATTTCAAATGTTGTTTCCTACAATACAAGCAGTAGTAGGAGGAGAAACAGGAATAGATATTTTTCCTAGAGGCAACGATAAAGGTCAAATAACAAAAGACTTTAAGGCAACTGACGTGTTACATTTTTACGGAGACAGAATGGATGAAGCAGGAAACGATTATCCATTAAGCAAAAAGATACTTGACAATGACTTGGGTTTTTGTTATAGTGTTAGTAATTACAAAGATACATGGAAAAAGTTAAAGGAGATTTAACATGATAGAAGAACATATACCAAACTGGGCAGTAACATTTGTTTTAGTTAGTATCGGAATATGGTTTTTATCACACGCATTAGTTATGGTCTATGACTATATGATGCCAATACTTTGCACCTACTAAAATGTGGAGGAGGCCTATAATGACTAAATTCAAAAGTGAGTTTAGGAAGTTGTTAGAAGAAACTTGTAAACGTGATGGTAAAGGTAGATTCAAAACTGTTGATGTAATTAAACAAGCAGAAAAGAGAATTCATTTTCTAGAAACTCAAATTAAATCGCTAACTAATACAGTAGAATTTTTCCAAAGAAGATAGACGGAAAAGAACGTATTCGAGCAGTCTCGACAAGATAGAACTAATCCATATCCTTTTTCATTACTTCAATGGTTTTACGCCAATTAAAGTCAGGATCTGGTGCATAAGGTACTTGCATACTACCCATACATCTATCGTCTCGTCCAGTTACAATAACTTCATTTGAGTTTTTGGCACCAACGTATACGCATACTAAACTGTCTCCAATAAAGCCCATATAAACTCTACGTGCTGTAACTAATTTGGGTTGTACTCTTTCACCTCTTCTTATTTGTTGCTCATAAGTATAAGGTTTAGTGCCACCATAGGTTTTGGCACCCTTGGCAAGAACACTAGTTGTAGGTAGTAAAGCAGTAACCATAAATCCAAAAAGTGTCGCGGCATAGATCATATAATTCCTTTTGATTTGAATATCCAATAAAGAAATCCACCTACTATTGCTAACAGTACTAAAACTGCTGTACCAATTTGTGCAGTCTCTATGAAGTCTGCTCTCATTTGTGCTTGTTTATAAACTGCTTTCTCTCTTTGGTCTTTAATCTTACGACGCATCTCTTTAAGCTCGTCCCAAGTACCATAACCATAACGAAAGTTTAATAGTGCTTGTAATTCTTTTTCTTGTTCTAGGATTTTCTTTTCGTGCATTAACAATGCTAGTGCTTCTTCTTCTACTGACCCTGCATTGAAAAGTTTTTTGAACAACGGAGGCTTCTTTTGCATCTGTTGTCCTTTGCGGAAATCTGATATTGCTGTGTACCACTTGCCCATCTGCCCGACTGTGTTTTCGAAGTCTTGGCCAGCTTGAACAAATTTCTTGACTGTGTTGAATGCCGTTGTCGCGGCGGCTATTGCAGTAAATGGATCTACTATTACCCTCTCCATCTATGTTACTATTTGAAAGCCCTCAACTTGCTTTCATCTACAATAGTATTTATCGAGATGTTTTATTTTTATACCTCAAAAAAACATCTTGTCAACAAGATTACTTTGCTTTATTATCGTATTGAGTTTCTTCTTGTTCGTCCCACTCTTTGTCCATGTTCTTAGTTTCTTCTCTTAACTTTTTGCATTCCTCTGTTTCAGGTGCAAACATACAAGTTAAAACTTTTGACATAGCATCAAGTTTGAATAGTGTTGGAAGGTTTCTTGGTTGTTCTTCATAACCAACGTCAGCTGATTTTGTATTTGCACAAGACACTAGTAACATTAAAAGCATACCTAGTAGTAAACCTTTAGTGAAACTGATCCACGCCATTTGCATATGAGTTATGCCTGTTAGCTTTCTCATACGTTCACAGTGATCCTCTTGCCACTTACAAAACTTTTTAAACGTTGCTTTCATATAGTATATTTATTGCGACTGGTACTCAGAGTTCTCAGACCATATTCACGATCCAAGTATTTGAATTTTATATCGGTAGGTTCAAATTGCTCTAACCATTTAAACACTATACTCTTGTCAAATGGTCCGCAAGTATATACATCTAATTGAACTAGTGCTGGTGCGTTCTCGTCCCAACTATGCATTACAACATGACTTGTTTCTATAATAGCGGCAACTGTTAATCCTCTGTTCCCTACCATAGTACAATACTTTGCGTAAGGACCCATAAGTATTTTCATACCTATTTTATTAATGAGATCTTTTACTTGGTTACTTGCTTTGTTTTCATCTTGTGGCGGATTAAGTACTTCCGCTCTTATAATCACGTGTTTATGTACGAGGGCCATTTAGGTCAATTCAGAGGTATTTATATTCGCAGGTCAGATATGCGAGAATTAAGAGAGCGGAGCGACCGCGGAGCGGTAAAGCCATTTAGAGCAATCGGTAGCGGAAATTTTTCAAGTCGCAGAGCGACTAGCGGTAAGCAAAAAAGTAGCGAGGTTTTTGGCTCTCTACGCCGAGTGTAAACAATGTAAAGTTTGTAAATTTATACCTTCGTTTTGTAAATTTTGTATACACCATACTAGCAATTTGGTTCTTTATACGAGCTACACCCTCTTTTAACCATAGTGCTTGTAGACACCTAAAACAATGGTTTTTACCGTCTAAATGGCTCTTATTTCGCCTTTAAGTACTTTGACACTAGTTAGGTACTAATCGTTGCTATAATGACGTCTGTGTGCGTTTAAGACACCTTATATACGTAGTTTAACCCGTGTGTAAACTCCGTTGCACACATTCCATAACACGCCCGAGAATTGGTTAACTGCGTAGATAAATACAGTTGGAGAATATACAATGTTTAATTGGATTAAAAAGAACGTTTTTGGTATAAGCGAAGTTAAGTCTAAGAAGCTAAAGCCTTTGATACTTAAAGATGAAGTTAAGTCTAAAAAGCTATCTAAAGCAAAGCTAGACAAAATGACTAAAACGGAACTTGAAGCTTACGGTCGTAAGTTTGGATTTGAAGTTGATCGTCGTGAAACCAAAGCTAAAATAGTAAAGCAAGTAGCTAAACTAAAGTAATCTAGCACCATAACTAATCATATAGTCAGCACCAGCACGTTTAAAGATGTTATAAGTTTCTTTTAATTGTTCTGTGCTTTCTAGTGCAGACCACTCGCCTGACGTCTGGAACACGCCCACAGGAAGTTCTATTCCATGTGTTGCATCTCTCACAGACTTTTTAATGTCGTGTATTAAATCTATACTAGTCATGCCGGGCTTAACCATTAAGTAGTCCGCTCCATCTTTAGCATACTTTATACTACGTTCTATTGCGCCTTGGCGATCGCTAACTTCTAATTGGTAATCTCTATGTATACCCTTTTCTACGTTAACTGCTTTACGGTAGCCGCTGTAAAACGTACTTCTAAACTTTGTACTGTAACTCATAATTTTTTTACCTAGCAGGGCCTTTCGTATATCTTTTACTGTATGCTCTTGGCAATCGCTTGGTGCTAAAACATCTGCACCTGCTTTATCTAATATAAGTGCTTGTTGTAATAGTAGCTCACGTGTTGCTTCTTCGTCACCTGTAACTTTACAATGGCCATCTGGCATTGTACTACATAAGCATACGTCAACTATTAAATTGCTGTCGTATGCATAACGATTTTTTATTTCGTTAATAGCATCGCCCTGCCAACCCCAATTAGGATCTACTTCTTTAGCTAGGGGGACGGGGAATATAAGAAAGTCAGTAACGCCATCTGCTATATCTCTTATTATACGTTCGTGTACATCTATAAGTGCGTAGGCTTTGTTTTCTTCACCCATACCATCTAGAGGATAGGTGTTACCTTGTGTTAAAAATATAGGCTGGATTAATCTCATGTCCATCTCGCATTAGGAGGCATACTCATTAATATTGCTTCTGTATGACCGCCGGCTTCTAAACCGAAACGTGTGCCTTTATCGTATAACAAATTAAATTCTACATATCGTCCACGTTTAATTAATTGTTTGTTTTTATCTTCGTGTGTAAATTTTATATTAGCTGTGTTGTCAACAACATACTGCATAACTTCTATAAACGTTGTGCCAACGTCTTGTACAAATTTCCAATTCTCTTGTGTTTGTGGCCAACCTTGTGTATCACCTATTGGTGCTGGGAGGTAATCAAAAAATATTCCACCTGCTCCTCTATGTTCTTCTCTATGTGGCAAATAGAAATAGTCATCACAGTCTTTGCTAAACTTTTCGTAATAGTTTTCGTTATGCTTGTCGCACATAGTCATCAGTTTATTATGATACCAATTTATTAATGGGTGGTTGTCTACGTAAGGTGTTATATCCATTCCGCCACCAAACCAAGCCTTGTTAGGTGTAGTAATATATCTTGTATTGAAATGAAGTCCTGGAGTATTTGGATTGCCTGTGTGAACTACAACGGACACACCAAATGATTCAAATGGTTGTCCTGCCAAATCACCTAGCTGGGCTGGCAAGGTATTCTTTACGTTACTAAATGCGACACCGGCCTTTTCATACACGTCACCTGTCCAAATTCTATATTCACCTGAGCCCCATTCGTTTACTTTTCCGCTTCCGTCTGTTTGTTTCCAAACATTCCAAATATCATCTTGCAACTTATGGAACCACGTTAGTGCTTGTTGCTTCATTGTATAATCCGAGTGTAATTAACTTCCGCCGTCTTCACGTGAGTCTTTAGATATATCATCTAAACGATTTGGTATATCGTCTTTACTAAACGCCGCGGCTACAAAACTTGCGGCCGCTAACATAGGTATAGTATAGACCATTTTTTCTGTTGCAAAGGCTACTAGATATGTTGGAACTAATACTATTAATGCTTGTATGGCACTTGTTTTGTACTTGGTCTTCATATCTGTATTTAACGTAATAAATACAGTTGCTACCGACTCCTGGAGGGCGATCAAATGAATCTTAACGAAATCTCTCAGCTATGGCCTATTGCTTTGGGCTTTATCTCACTAGTAATAGTATTAGCTAAAATGCATACTGCAATAGAGGTGCTACAAGAAAAAGTACGTACATTATTCGAGTTGTTTAACAAAGATCGATAAATACTCATTAAAAAGGGTTTATGAGTAAAGATGTTAAACTAAACGATAACACAAATATTAGTATGCCGATCAGAAACATGATCGCAATCATTGGTGCTATATGTATGGGTGTTTGGGCATACTTTGGAATAACTGAAAAGTTAAACCAACATAGCAATACATTAACATTAATGCAAAAAGACCTTGAAGCAAATACAGAATTTAGAATCAAGTACCCACGTGGCGAATTAGGCCAATCCCAAAACGACCTAGAACAATTTATGTTAATTGAGGAACTTTACAAAGCAGTAGAGAAGATGGAAAAGGTTCTTGAATCTAATATGACTAACAAAGTTAATATCGACTTCCTTTCAAAACAAGTAGAGAAGATGTCAAGCGATATAGAGAAACTAAAAGACGCAAGTAGAGATATGCACTACAAGAATGGTAACGGAGACCACTAATGTTTAAAGCTATGCTACTAGGATTATTCTTTGCAACACTATTAGTGATTGCTTTCTATATGGGCTACTACGTAGCTATTGATATTTTTGAATGGGGTTGCTTTAGAACAGGTGACGTAGAACCTAAGACTTGGTTAGAAAAATTGTTAAGAATATAGAAAGGGTTGATGATGATTGACGTGGTAGTAGCATTATTGATGTTCATGAACAATGAAATCAAGGAACACAGAATACAAGATAGCATGGGTGCTTGTTTAAGAGGCAAACGTACAGCTGAAAGACAATACTCAGAAGGCATTAAGTATCAGTGTATCAAATCTAAGGCTGAGTTGGAAAAGAACATAGACGGTTCGATTACGATTAAAAAACTTATCCTTTCAGAATAGGAAACATGGAAAAATTAGAATCATTAGTTAAAGACTTAGGTCAACTAAACGTAATGGAAGCCTTAGAGCTATCAAAAAGATTAGCTAAAGAGTGGAACATTGATTTGGACAACATGGTTGCAGGAGCACCAGCAGTAGCAGGTGCAGTAGCAGAAGAAAAAGCAACAGCAACAGTTGTGCTTGAAGGCTTTGGCGAAAAGAAGATTAACGTGCTTAAAGCAGTTAAAGAAATAATGGGATTAGGTTTAATGGAGGCAAAGACTTTTGTTGAAGCATTACCTAAGCCTGTAGTTGAAGACGCTGATAAAGAAAAAGCAGAAGAAGTTAAAAAGAAACTAGAAGAAGCTGGCGGAACTGTTAGCTTAAAATAATATAGTGGACGAAATAATATTATTACTACAAGGCATGAAGATCATCGTGCCTATTATCATATTAGGATTATTATTAATGCTAGGTGGACTTTATGCTCCATTCCTAACAGGCATTATTATAATGGTTACTAGTGTTGGCGGACTTATTTGGTCTCGCAAGTTTTTTGAATAATTAATCTTTTAAAGGAGTAAGTAGAGTTTCAGGAATTTCACGTTCCTCGTCTTCAGTACCTGCTTTACGTTTAACACCCTTGCACTTTTCACGTACCATAGCAAATTCTTCACCAAGCTCTAGATCTTTGTAACGACCGCACATCTTAAGCATTTCTAATTGTTGTCTTAGTAATGCATTCTCTTCCATTGTTTTCTTGTATGTTTTACTACAAGTTGAGCTTAATGGTATACGTAATCTTAAACCTATAGTACCTCTGTCATCATTGGATCCGTATGTACTAGAACCTGTTGACGTACTTTCACTTTGACTGTACTCTACATATGGTTCAAGTGTTGGTCCGTCACAATGACTATCGTACTGCAAGTATTCATTACGTGCATTTGCAGGCTTAACGAAGAAAGCCACTAGTACTATAATAAGAATTAGTACACCTGTGAATACATTTCTATCCATTAGGTCCTCCAAATACTGCCAGTAGTGCAAGGAGTATGCCTATTATTAAAGCAAACTTCCAAGAATTAAAAAACTCATTCACTTAATATCCACCTTCTAGCTCACGTTTCAGATCTTTAAGGTCATATCCGAATTGGCGTATTGCATCGTCTAACTTGTAGTATGATTGATTCATAGCATCTAGATTAGCGTCATTTCTATTAACGTCAGTCCAAACTCTAGTCATCTCTTGGAATAGTTCTTCTCTTGCTTCTGTGTACTTTTGTGTTAGATTTTTAATTTCTATTTCATACTTCTCATCAATACTTTTAAGTGTTGACGTCATTTCTGAAATAGCTATTGTGTGTGCCTCCAACGTATTATTCATTTTTGACACAACGTTGATACCCGTGTATAGCGAACCGATTAAAGCGGCCATTATAGGTAACCAGGTTATTAAGTTTTTAAAGTTCATAAGTTGCACAAATATTGTGCAGTATTATTTAAGTTCGTGTGTAGGGAATTAAGTATTAGTTTAAAAGGACTTGCGGGGATCTCTACTCTCGCTTCTTCCCCGCTCTAGTGCGGTCGTCGGTTACAAAGTCCTATACAGAGGTGTTACTCTGATTCTTTTGTAGGCTCAGTATCACTTGGTAATGAGTCGTACATAGTTTGGTCTGCTATCTCTTCTGCTTCTGTTTGAGGCATCGCTACTTCATCAGGCATTGGAGCTGGCATATTTGGGTCAGGTGCTACTGCTGGCATTGGCTCATCGTGTGTATGCGGTACATCGCCACCTTCGTGTTCGTGGGTAGTACCATCTTCGTGAGTGTGCATATCATCGTTAGCAGGCGTTGGCTCTTCAGTTACTGTATCATCAAACAATGGCATATCAGTAGGCATCTCTGGCATAGTCTCTGTATGCATAGGTGGTACTGGGTCTGCTGGGTGAAATAGTTCTGCGTCGCTGTCGTCTGCTGTGTCGTCATGCATAGGATCCATCATAGTATCTTCTGCATCTGCCATAGCCGGGTCGTAGTCTGACTCCATAGTAGGTAATAAAACACTTTCAACATGATCGAGCTTTGCTCTAACCTCGTCCATGATAGCTAGTAGTTCATCAATTTTGTTATTGGAGTTTTGATCCATAATGTTTCTCCTCTATTGGTCGTCACTTGTATTTATTTGGACTTACACAAAAAGGTTATTATGAGCAGAAAAAATGATCGCAAAAAAATTTAGACCTAGAAATCTATTTCGGCGTGACCCATTCTATATGTCTATTATTGTTGGGTTGTAATGTTTTGTTTTCTTCTTCTGCTGGTTCTAGTACGTGTTCACGTATTGACTTACCAGTGGTTGCACTAACCCCTACATCAACACCCGAATATACTGTACTAGCAACGGACTTCTGGGCAACACCCATTCCAAGCCCTAATGAGCTTAATACTAAACTGCTACTACAAGCAGAAGAGCTCAAACACACAAATAATAATACTAATACACGTATTGCTTTCATACTGTACTTATACTACTATATAAGTGGATAAAAGTCAAGTTTAAATACTAGTATGCATACGTATATTGAGCAATTAACCATTATAAGCTACAAGTATTACACTTTCCTACCCTATGTGATACTGTTAGTACTATTAATGCTTATAGTTTGGGCAGTAAACGAAAAGGGTCTTTAAGCCAAAAAATTTGGATTACAGTTTTTTTAATAGAAGTACTTTTGCTTTTGAGGTGGTGATTTTACCCCTGCTCACTGCTAAACTGTACTCGTAAAATAATATACTACGCCCCTCGCCCCTCAGAAATTTTTTTCATAAAAAAAGGCCCCGAAGGACCTTTTTATTATTTTATTTCTACTGTGTCTTAAGCTAGTTCTTTGAACCCTACACTAGCTACAACGTGACGCACACCCTCTGGAGTCTCTACTACGTCCGCAACACTAACAGAGTGCATAGGAGCCAGCCTCTGTATGTTAGCCTCTGGACCTATGTTACCTACTTCGAACACACCCTCTAAGCCCTCTGCTTCTATGTTGGCTACGTGTGTATAGTAGCCCTTATCCATAGCCGCTTTAGCCAGCTTATGTGGAGCCTTATCAAAGCTCATATCAAGCTTCATCTTATGCGACTCTACTGCATTGTGACCCTTGCTATTAATAAGATCAACCTCTGCGTCTGTTAAGTGTATTTGGTATAGTTTATAGTTCATATTGTGTAGCCCTCTTTAATTAATTATACTTACAGTATACAGTCTACTAGAGCAAAGGTCAACCAAAATGTGTGGTATTTTTCAATCTTTTTTGTGTGTATTTGTGCGAGGTTTTAGCCATAAAAGTGCCCCTGGAGAGCCGAGGGCACAACTCTACCAGGGGCGTACAGTACACGGAGCAAGTTGAGGGCTAGGCTCTACGTAGTACTGTATTCTCCGCCATAGCTTCCCAATTGTTTGGAAATGCTTTAGCCAAGTCCGCAATCTTAAGTACTGTTCTTAATGACAGCTCTCTTAAGTTCTTTTTATTAATGTCGACAAAGTCCATTACTCTCTCGACTTGTTCTTCACCCAATGCATACTCATTCAGCATACCATCAGTAACGATCTGCTTGATACGTAACATCTTCTCACGTTCAGTATCAATCGTCAAGTCTATGTAGTGACATCTACTCTCAATAGCTTCTAAGTGATCTCTCATCTTCTTAGACTTAACGTTATCGAACTTGATGTTCGTGATAAAGATTGCACTACCTTTGAACTCGAAACTGTCCGGAACACCTTCGTTACGTAACTTGAAGGAATCTGTGTTCCAATGTATACGTCTAGTCTTCTTAGAGTCTAGAGCCGCTTTCAAAATGTTCAAGCTCAAGTCTTCTTGTAGTATACTATCACAGTCATCAAAAACTAGTACATTGTCTTTGTCGGCGTAGTTGTACAGTTTACAGTATAAACCTATGGCACTCATCGCACCCTTAACAACTTGATACTTCGCAGGTCTGTCACCTAACTCAGCGATCAGCTCATGCTTACCAAGTACTTTCTCTACTCCGAATGACTTACCAACTCCTGGAGGGCCTGTAACTATCATGGCACGTACATCGCCTTTCTTACAAGCTCTTGTCATATCTTCTAGGATTTGGAATCGTTCACGTAAACGTTCGATTGTCTCTTCGTCTGTTTCTTCTCTAACAGTTGTTTTGGCACGTGTTAACTCGTAGTCATCTGCTGAGTCAACTTTGATCTTAATGTTACGATCTGGAAAGCCTGCAATAGCCTTTCCGTCAACAGTTACGTAACCACCTTGAGCTCCTACTTTGAACTCTTCTACCATTGGAAAGACCATGCCAGCAAGTTCGACGTCCTTGCCTCTAATCTTGTAACTGCCTGATTTGATTTTTATTTGTTGTGTCATTTAGCCCTCGCTTTTAAATGTTGTTATTGCCTTATTGTTCTTACAGTATAACTTCTGAGTATCTAGAAGTCAACCCCTAATTTAACTTTTCTGCATAGCACAGTAGAACCCTGTGATCATCATAGCTAGACCGATACCTGCGATCTGCATCATCTCGATGATTGAATTCCCTGGGCCACATCTTCCATCACAGTCTCCGCCTGATCCTGCTACTGCCATCAAGCCTAGTGCGATTAAAAAATATCCTAAAATTTGAATTACTTGTTTCAAGTTGCCCTCCTTATTATTATATTATAATAGCATATAGGGATTGGTTTGTCAACCCCTAATTTGCCCTCGGTTTATCTGCTGGTGTAAAGTCTGTCTGACACTCCAAAACTGGTGCGTCGAATTCGTCTACTTCAGTCCCACTTGCGAAGTCCAACAAGTCCTGGGCCAACGCCACTGCTTCTTGCTTCGACAATGTTATGGAGTTGAAGAACTTATCTGCGGGACCTACGTCACCTTCTTTTCTCCAGTTCCTTGCAACAGTCACCTGCACACAAGAACCTCTCTTCTGACCTCCCCAAAACCTGGTTAAGCCTACGAACTTTGGATTTCTACTTTTAAAATCTTGACTCATTTTTGCCCTCTTTCCTAATTGTTATACTTACAGTATACAGTCAACAAACCAATTTGTCAACCATTATTTTTCTATAATCCTAATAAAACGCCATTCATGTGTATAGCGATCGAAGCCCCAAATATCCACAATAGAGCTCCAAGTAAAAAGTACAAGCCAATCAATACGATAGCCGCCTTCACACAGAACATCAATATGTCTGGAAAATACTTGATTACTACGAACGCGATTGCGAATAAACCTATTAGTGATAACATTTTGCCCTCTTTCTGTTTCTTATTATACTCTTAATATAACACCTAATTGACCTAATGTCAACCAATATTATTAAAAAGAATAAGAATTAATAGACCTGGCACTACGATCGTCATAGGCCAAAAATCTAAGGTTTCTTTTATGATCTCTTTTAATTGTTTCATATTATAATAATAGCAGATCTTATCCATTTTGTCAACCATTATTTTTGTTGTATTTTTGCAACACCTTTGGCCTACCCGGAGGGATTCGAACCCCCGACCCACGGTTTAGAAGACCGTTGCTCTATCCTGCTGAGCTACGGGTAGATATCAAAGGTTGGTACTCCCACCCGGACTCGAACCGGGACGCCAATTGGCCACAGATTTTAAGTCTGTTATGTCTACCTATTCCATCATGGGAGCGATAGATTACTGTCCTGGTCCTTCTTCTGTTCTGGGGATCGATGCCCGGAGGTTCACCCCGGGACTTATTCGATTGATTGCTGTGCTAGATTAAGCAGACTCTACTTCAGGTGTTGCCTCAGCTTCTTGCTTAACGATATCGTTAAGAGCTGGTTCAACTGCTGGAGTCGTGTCAACTTTAACATTCCTAACGACGAACTCTGCGATTGCAGATTGTTGTGCTTCGTTTTGGAATTTTTCGTGCGTGGATAAGAATTTACACACATCACCTTTGGACATTGGATGATCCAATTCCAGGATCTCGATATTATCGTGACCGTTCTTAGTAAGGATCTTGAACCTACTCACATAGTCATTCGCGAATCTTACTTTTGTTTTACCATTAAAGGTACTTGTACCTGCTACGGTATACATTTTACTTGTAGACATAATGCCTCCTTTTATTAGAAAATTGCCTATTCATTAGTTTATATATAATAACACATTGGATTGAAAATGTCAACCATTATCTTTCCAAAATGTCTACCACTTGCCTCCACCTCTATTCGGATCCAAAATGTCTTTCGTCTTAACGATGATCGATTCCGATACACCGCTTTTGGTTAGTTTAGAGGTATTCTTGATCAAGTTCGCTGTCTTGATCATATCCTTCCCTGTCATAGTGCAGGCCCCCAATAAGGGGACCATCATAATCAAGATTAGAATCTTCTTCACTAGCTCACCAACCCTTCTATCCAAGCCTGGGGAACTACCCTACCTACGTCTTTGCCACCTAGGTATTTGTTAATGTGTTTCGACGTTGTGACAGAAAACTTATCTTCTGTTCTGAAAGCACCCTGCTCACACCATCCTGCGACAGGAGTTTCATAACTGAATAAAATCCTCTTGCCTGCATTAGTCACTATCTCGGTCATATTCGACCCTTGTTGATTCAACTTCATACTTACACTCCCTTCGTCATATACATTTGATTGATTTCTTCTTTAGAGAACCCCTCGTCCTCCATCTTCTTATGCTCATCATCCCATACATCAACTTGGTTGATACCATGCTTCTCTATGAACTGATCTCTGTTAAGATGCCAACTGTCTTCTTGCATCTCTAATACCCATTGCCCTGTTTTACTCATATATTTTTGCCCTTCTGTTATTTCTTATTATATGTATATTATGCACTCTTTTATCCAATTTGTCAACCATTATTTTCCCCTTATTTTACTTCATAAAAGTGTGGTTGCCAATGATATTAATGAACTCTTTCTCGTGGCTCCAACTAGGTGTCACCAGGTGGTGATTATAGTAGAACACAGCCCCGTGGGTATTATCGTTGACCCTATACGATCCATAACCTAGAGTATAGATAGCCACCTTCACTGCATCTCTCCAAGCCCTTGCATTGGCCTCTATGGTCTGGCCTGACTTCTCCTTGTTGGCCCATATGATATCTTTCTTACCATCACAATACCAACTGAACTGACATCTATGCTTTCTAGGATAATAAATTCTGTCTTCCTTTGCTAGATCTGGATCCTTCTTGGTCTTCCAGCTCTCCCTAACAGGTCCCTCTTGAACCACTTCACAGTAGGTACCAGGCCATCTCTTGTCCTCTACCCTGTTCCTTGTGACGTTTGCCACAGCCGCCTTGCCTTCCATTGATTCTGCTCTAGCTTCAAAGTAGATGTTCTCTGCTAAACATACAATAGCCTGGTGGCTGTGGTTAGGAGCCTTTGCTTCGTTTAATTCTTGAAATAATATAGTCTTGGCCTGCGATGTCAACTCTGCGGCGTGATCAAATGAATCTAACTTATCAGCGGCCACCCCATAGGAGCTCATGCCTGCCATCAATGCCACGGTTGCGAAAAATTTAGTTCTTTTATTCATATTGCCCTCTCTTTATACTATTATAATATAACCAAAATAGGGATCTGTCAACCCCTAATTTCCTTCCATTTCTAGCGATTCTTTAACCTCATGCGTGATCTCATCGGGTGTAGAATGCACGTCAAAATGAGCTCTACCATCCTCTTGTAGACCTTGCTCACTAAAGTCAACATCCCAACCGGGACCTACTAAATCCGAGATCCCCTTAACGAATCCCTTATCAGTATAGATCTCCCAGGGACCATCGTGTTCTATAACCATGTCCCACCAGCTATCATCATCGTAGGTCTCTTCCCTCAATGTAATACTGCTGACATTTACGGTCTCAGGGTTGGTCCCTGCTCTATCCCAAATGCTAGTCCCATCGAGACTTATTTGTATATTAGGTTTTAAAGTAATTTCTCTAGCCATGTAGCCCTCCTATTTCCTTATTGTTAATATTATAATACAGTCTCTAATCCAAAAGGTCAACCTCTTTTTTCCAAAAAATACCATTTTTTTTTGGTTGACATCCAATCCAAAATATGCTATAATAAAGACTGCCACGCTCCCGATGGGCTGATTTCCGCTTGTGGTTTATACCTCCCCCACCCACTAGATCTAGTGCCAAAAAAAGATGGGGCCAAAACAAAGAAAATGGTTGACAAATCCCCCAAGAGATCATATTATAATAGTATAAGCCGGAGCAAGAGATCCGCCCACCAAAAAAAGGGTAAGGTTAAGACAAACCAGGACAGAAAAACTTCGATACTCAAAGGGTGGGCCGAACTCTGACCTGAGGCTCAGGGTCCTAACCTCTTGAAAAATATAGAGAATTTTTGGTAAACCTCCTCCTTGACTTTTATCAATAATGATGCCATAATATAAGGTACCATGAGATTAAAGAATGTACCATTCAAAAAGAGCTTGAAAGATGAATTAAGTTCGGCCAAAAAGTCTAAGGATTTCAAAGACTTACATCTGAAAAATCCTGGATCGACCACGAAAGAACCGGTCAAAGATATTCCAATAGAAGAGACCAAAGAACTTATAGCGAACCTGAGAAGAATCTGGGGCTCCAAAGAGATCACAAAGAAATCCAAAAAGAAGTAGATAAAGAAGATCCAATAGTGAACGGTAGTGAATACCTAGTGAGCTTCGTAGTGACTAATGACGGCTAGTGAGCTTATATAAGCGTCAGTGAGCCCTATATAGCTAGTGAGGCGAAGCTTATAGTAGTAGAGCTCAGCGACTAGCCACATTTAATACTATAAGGGGCCGAAGGCCCAACCGTAGAAGCACCGTTTAAATGGTTAATAAAGGCCGAGGCATCCCTAGCACCCGCTCTCGAGGCCGACCATGGCCCCACGGTTTTGGACCGTTCTTATACGGTGGAAATAGGTTTCAAAAAATATAAAAAAAGGATTGGGGACGGTGGCGACAGGCATAGTTTGAATACTCTGCCATTCAATTCCAAACTACCTCTTGCTCTAACAAGTTCAGCTTCTCACATAGTCGTTCAGCAACCGACTGACTGCGACAAGACCCTATATTGATACCCAAGACTTCATCCACAATCCAAAACCGTGCATCATCACTCTTGTACCAACGGAATCTAATCTGTTCTTGTTCGTTCATCTACTATACTTACAGCGGGGCCTATGCTTTTTTTAGCAATCTGACTCTTAAAAATAGTAAGATAACACGATAGGTTGGCGTAGCTGACCTATTCTATTATGCAAATGATAGACAAAACTTAATCTATGTGATATGGAAATTCTAAAATTCCTGGCGTGTAGTAGAAAGGATTAAAAGACTAACAGCCAATAGAGCACCGTAGGTGTCACTCTAGATCTACCCTTACTCATTATTGTCATTCTTAGGCACCCCATCAGACGCACCTTCTAAGTCACGATTAGAAACAAGCCTTAGGTATTCCGAGGGGTCTCTCCTAGACGAAGGCTCTTTATAGGACATTACCGTGAACCTAGGATTGCCGTCACTATCTTGATCACTCTCTAGCACGATATCACGGAACTCTATCCCGAACCGTTCCCCGACACTACGATTAAGGAGTCGCATTTCTTCGGTGCTTTCATCTGTCATCTGTAGGTCCGCGAGGCCTTCTAACAGATTAAGCATTTCGGTTAAGAGTTCTTTTGTCTCGTCGTCTATCGAGTAGAGAATAGGTTTATCAGCCATAGTAGATAAAACTCCTGGGGGTCGGTGGTATGTAAGGTAAATGATGTGGTGGTTCTATGTGGAATAGGATCAGCGGAGCGACTTTTGGTGTAGGAGGCGTAGACTCCGGAACAAAAATCGCGACCGTCCGTGCTTCGCACTCTGTTTATAACCCTGGTCTGAAATTTTGGCTTTCCGACCGTAGGCTCTAAATGGCTTTTCTCGCCTCCGCTATTATCCTGATCTAAAATTGTCTTCGACCTTCTTGATGGCGCCTTCTTTAACCAAGGCGTCTACTAGACTCCACTTGCCTGAGTCTTGCCCAAAGACATCTATCTCTGTAAGCTCGTATAGGCCGAATGGAGTTTCTATTGCGACTGGTACATTTGAACTAGGTTCAGGTACGGTGTTATATCCTGTTCTAACATCTAATGAGTTCTCGTCTTTTCCTTCTCTTCTGAGATCGTAATTACGAGCCACCCAAGCACCATACTCTTTGGCGTCTTCCATACTGCTGAATATCTTTTCTTCAACCTTTTCGCCTTTGTCCCAATCAGGGTGATCCCACTTAACTCTGTATCTATTCTGAGCTTCTTTGACTGGTAGACCTGCGTCAGCTCTTGCCATAGCATTCTTGACTGAAAGCATATCCTTCCAATGAACTGATAATTTAACCATTTGTCTTACTCCTATTATACGAGTATTTATCTGGTCTATTTGTCGTATTCGTGGACTTTGGGATCTTCGTATTCGTTCAGCTCTGCTGTCGCTTTCACCGTGCATCTAGGATCCTGTTTACCTATGTAGACATTCACAGAATAATTCGAATTACAAGCGATATCGATTGCTTCTTCTTCGTTCTTTGCTGTCACATCTTTCCAGACCGTATAGGTATGCCCTATTGAGTATTTCTTATTCTTCATAGGGCTTACCATTACCTATCTCATCTCTGCAATCATTACAGACAAACATATAAGGTTCATCTGATGAATGATCTGTTGATGCTGGTATATCGGTTCCGCAATCAAGACATTTCATATCTTTATTCATGCCGCCACCTTTCCTTCTAAATTCGTTCCGTGTAGATTAAAATAGTCGCCTCTTTCGGACCCGTCTTTATTTCTAGATTCATATACAATCAAATCCATTGCATTACATTCTTGAATATGAAGTGTCACATAATAAGTGACTTCACCTTCGTTTCCTGATATGCTATGAGCCTCTCTATCTTTCTTTGGCTTCTTAACGATATCATAGATGCTTTCATCTTCTGGATAAAACATATCAATCATGCAATAGACCTTCGCTTGTTCATAGTACCTAGGTCCTTTGATCAGCTTAACGACATCACGACACAACCTATCTTCTAGGAACTCTCTTGTATCGGTTGTCTTCGCTTTAATATAAAGACCAATCATTAAATGATCAACTTCGCACCACATATCTTTGTCGTAGTCCCAAGTCACATGATTTGTCGCTCTTTGAACATTGATATCTCTATTAGGAGTGTTAGGAACATAAGAAAGAGTCGCTAGGTCTTCTTTCATAACCCTACCATGGAACCTAGCCGTTCTCTCGTCTAGTCTAGGATCTTTGTCTTTAGGATAGAATTCCATTAGCAATCTCCCGGGAAAGGAAATGCCACTTCCTCAACTCCCTCTTTACAATTATCACAGATCACATGAACAGCCGGTTCTTCGCCGTGTAGAGTGTAATCACATATAGGACAAGTCCAAGTCGCATCATCAAACCAACTCATTTCTCCTCCGTGACTGTCACATTTATTTGATAACTGATTCCAGTTATACCAGGGGTGTCCTGAAAGTCAGGATGTTCCCTAACGGCTTCCCATATAATTTCGGATACCGTTTCCTTATCTCTGTTATTGAAATCTTCATTGATTCCTATTATCTTCTTACTCATCGTTGCCCTCCTCGGTTAAGTTATAATAAGGTCCGCCATACATAAGCTCTTTAACCTTTGCCGAAACAATTCTTTCGGCTTCTTCTTCGGACTCTGCTTCTACGCCGTCCTTAAATAGATCTTCTAAATGTTCTGCTTCTTCTACGATAGAATCCACATCACAATTCAATCTAAATTTAGCCATTTGATACCTGCCCTTCTGTTGGTTCGTCTTCTACAAGTGGATCACCGTCATAAAGACTATATGGTAATTCTCCATCTGCATGAAGCTGATAAAACTTATCTTCAACATCATTATATTCTTCTATCAAGTGGGCATCCATATATTTGTGAAACCCTCTATGACCGCCTTCTAGGATATAAATCAATGTATCAGAAGTTCCATCTGTTTCTATTTCATTTTTAATCGTATGGTATTCAACTAACATACATCTTTCAGCCATTACATAATGACTCAATTCCATATCGTGTTTGTCAGTGTGAATATAATCGTGAGAAGTGGAAGTCTGTTGACCCCCATCTCTCTGAATGCTCGGTAAGTTATCTGGCATTAGGCTAATTCTCCTTCTGGCATATTTTGAGCTTTCTTCTCAACTACCAGTTCTCTAACCTTTCGCTCCGCTTCTGTTTCTTGTTCTTCTTCATATTGAGCTATTGACTCACCTATTCCAAACATATCATCTAACTGACCTATGAAACTATCTCTGTCAGCATCTAACCACTCTTCGCTTTTAGGATGATCGCTTGGGTTAATACAATCGTCACTACCATCGGTATAACACCCTGCGAAATCACAACCACCTTCATAATACCAATTAGTGATATAGATGTCGTTATGCTTTCTTTGGAATGTATCAAAACAATTCAAAGCCGGTGCCCAAGCCGTATCATACCAACCTTCTATGAAACCTAAGTCACCATCTTCTCTATACTGCAATCCTGAATCGTCTGTTGAAATATCCCATTTAGTTCCCCATTGGTCAACTCTCCAATCGTACCAATTATCAAAGCCATCTATCTTCGGCTGTGGTCCTTTGTAATTCGCTGATCCTTTTTCAGGGGTTGGACTAGTCGTGTTATCTAGTTCTTTTGGCATCGGAACAAGATGATTGAAAAATCCCTTGTCATCGTCTGCTTGAACCTTATCCCAGATCGCTTTGATCTTTTCTTTAGGTCCTTCAATTTTAATATTATTATTACACCAATTTGGCATATTGCCCTCCTTTTATTTGTGCCTTGTTTGCCTTATTACTCTTTTATAATATAACCTTTCACTCTAATAGTCAACTGGCCATATTACCAAAATAATTGTAGGATCTTGAGTTTTTGAAGTCGCCCTGGGTATCCCCAGCTCTAGCAATATCTCCCCCTTCTTCTGTTGGTAGAATCCGTTCGTTCAATGCCATTCTCCTACTTCTACTTCGCCGCTTTATGGTTTATTTGAGCTATGCTCTGGGGAAACCGTCCGCATCGGACGAAAACCTTCCTTCCCAGACTAACCAACAGCCTGAGTCGAAAATCCTTTACCGAAGTCTAACTCCATCTGCCTATGCAGATCACCAACTTCCTTAATCGCTTGATCTTTTGCTTCTTCGACCACATCTTTATACCAACAATGATCTCCTGACTTGGCTTCTTTTTCAATAACGCCTTCTGCATGATCATTCTCATAATAAAGACCACCTAGGTTAGCATAACCTACTTCGTGACCTTTATAAAAATATTTCGCCCAAAAGCCAAACCAAGCATCGTTGCCCGAATCAATTCTTTTTGCCATCTCGTCCGTGTCATAATATGGCTTGCCATCATTGTCTGGGTTAGGTGAATTATCAAATAAGTCCGATGGGTGAATGTCTTCATAAAAGTATCCAACCTTCACATCAAAATTTCCGTCGGTATGTCTTAATTCTTTAACTTCATAATGGTCTGACATTATTTGTTCTCCTTAAGATGATATTTTAACATTTCAATCTTATCTTTAATCGCATCAGCTTCTAAAGGTTTAAGACTATCCGTTTGGTCATACTTCGTATAGAACCAAGTATATTTCGGCTTACCTAAAAAATCTTGCTCGCCTACATCCTTTAAGAGATAGATATAATCTTCTCCACTATTAAAACCCTTTGACAAATATTCTTTCTCGTCTTTATAGGTTTTTGCTCCTACATCTTTTTCGCCTCTATCTCTACCATAGTAAAGATTCTGAATCTCATACATAGGATGACCTCTATCATCAAAGTCTATTTTCTTACCTTCATGATATCTCCAAAAAGATGCATCGCCTAACTTAATAGCCGATTCTGTCTTTTTGCTATCTTCCCAATGATCTACTAAAAGGTATCCAAGTCCACCTGGATATCCGTCGAAATGCTGATAAGCACCTATGATTGATCCGTCTGCTTTTTGAAACCCTATTCTTGCCCTTGTTGACATATTTTTGCCTCTCTGTTTGCCTTATTGTTAATATTATAATATAGCCTTTGACTCATATAGTCAACCACTATTTTACCAAAATTAATGAATAGTATCAACACCTGGAATAGGAGAATGAATCTCCTGGATTGAAATTATGTCATTAATTTTAAGATCTGGAGCCTGTTCTTCTAATGTAAGACAAGCATCTTTGAAATCCATCGCATTGACTTCTATTTCTTCATTACCTTCGATCTCAAAGATGAAGAGTTTAGGTCTATTTAGGACAATTCTCATTTCCTAGTTTTCCTTCCTTTTTTCTTTTTTGTGCCTTTTTGATTTTCCCGGTACATTTCGCCGGTCATTCCTGGTGGGATTATTTCTATTTTACCGCCCTTCTTGATGAAGTCCTTCAACATCGCATCAAGTTTTCTTTGTCTTTCTTCTAGCTCTAATGGGCCTACTGGTGGTTGGATTGACATTCTTGCCTTTCTGTTAATTTTTTATATTCTTAATTTATAAAGCCAGAAAGCTCAAATGTCAACTTCTTATTTTACCAAATTCGCTTCGTCTATATCCCAGCATTGATCGAAAGGAACGGTATATGTCTTACCCTTCGCTTCACCTTCTAGATCAGTGATTTTGAATAACTTGGTATTCATATCTCGGATTGTAATCAAGCCAAAACTCTCATACCACCCTGGGCCAGCCAAAGGTGTATCACTTAATCCTGGTGGGCGACCATAGATGTCTAACATCATCTCAGCCTTAAATTTACAAGCATAAGATTTGCCTGGTTTAATATCTTCTGGTTTAAGCATTGGTCTCTCCTTTAAAGAAACTATCAAACCCATCGTGGGCTTCTCGTTCTGAATCGTCTAGATACATATCTGTATCTCTATCGTAATACTTACCTTCCATTGGGTCGTAGTAGACCACCTTTCCGGATCGCCACATAAAGGGTCCTTCTAGATTTGGAATCTTCGTGTATCTTTTGGTGTCTATTGACGGTAGGATATAATATGCCATTGGTTGCCTCTCTCAGTTAAAAGGTGGGGGGCCTCTCCTAGAAAGTCGCCCCCCTGTGACTCGCCTAACTTAATTTCTGACATAGGTGTTAGGTCTAACAGGGTTTCTACTCCACTACCGATTAAAAGTCTCCTGGTGCGACTTGAACTGCACGAAGACCGTTTTCTCTCCACATCTCAACGACAGAAGTTCTGTCATCAAAGACCAACTCAGGTTTCCATCCTTCTGCTCGAAACTGATCTAACATATCTTTCTTCACAAAATGATCTGGACGAAAGTCTTTATCACTTCTTAATTTAATATCTCTGAAGACCAACTTCTGGCCCATCAATTGCATCAAAGTGATTGCTCGTTGACTCTTGTTCCTCCCACTAGCGATTAAGATATTATGACCCTGTTTCTGCAAGGCAATGGCTATCGCAAAGACATCTTCGTTTGGAGTATCGTCTTTCGTAAGCTCACGAAAGCTCTTCCAGTCTTTTGGTCTCTGCTCTACGAACTTCTTACGATGTTCGATATTCATCAAAGTCCCATCGATGTCGAATATTATATCCATTTGCCCTTACCTGGTTCTTAATTAGTTTTTTCTTGAACTATCGTTGCCCCTTGGTTCAATAAATCTTTACCTTGTTGAACTACCGTGTCCATTTCACCCGGGTTCTGATAAAGATAAAAAGCCAAAGCGCCTAAGCCCATAAAAATGATTGCTCTAATCACTTGATGCCTCCTTCTCTTGTTGGTTAAATTTGATCATCAGTTCTAGACCGATACCATTACCTAAACTCTCTGCCATATGTGGCCATTTTCTTACGAGAGTCTTTACAAAATCGTCTCTTTGCTCCAAGTTCATTCTTGCAATTTGTTCAACTAATTCGTTTGCCATAATTTTGCCTCTTCCTTATTATTCTTTTATTATAAGGTCACTGACCGATAAAGTCAACCATTAATTTCGGTTTTTTTTACGCCGCGATCTGTGATTCCGCTTCGGCGATGTGTCTGCAAGTCCTACGAAATTGATAGCCTTTACAAGAGCAAGATGATCCCCATCTCCCTCCGATTTGGACTTCGTATAGATTTCCTGTCTTACCCTTAACAGAGATTCTTTGTCCTTCACTATCTTTTCGTGCCGAAAGCGATTGTTTGGGGAATTCGGATTTTTCATCGTTCACCTCCACAATCCTTTCTTTTTGGATAACCCTAAATTCAAAATTAGGATCTCCGGTTGTGATTCCAACCTCTCCGGGTTTGAACCATTGTTGATATATTACCTTACCTTCGTAATAATTAAATTCTGGAATATGAAAAGCATAACGATCCCTATAAGGATACATTACATTTTCTACCTTAACCTTAATGAATTGATTTTCTTTTAGTTCCATTTGACCAGTGGGTGTTTTTTCATATTTTCAAAAATAGATCTCACCCTAGCATTATATCGTTCTTCGTCTAGAGCGAGATTCTTAAGTTTGGTCTTCCACATATTGAGAGTCATCTCATCAAGATCTGGATTATTTTTTATGAGCCTTTCGATAGCCTTGGCTCTTTGAAATTGTTTCTCTTCTGAGAAAGGTCCCATTATAAACTTGCCTCGTAAATTTCGTCTTTTAATTGAAGAAGCCAATCTTTGGCTCCTTCCTTATCACCATCATCAATAGTGTCTATAATCATATCAATAATACCATCGACACCGTCGATACCGTTCAATCTAATTTGATTTAGTAATTCCAATTTATCCATATTAGGCCTCTTCTCCGATGCCTAATTTAGTAAGGTGGTTTCCTGGAACTCTCCATTGACCCTGTGTACCACAATCAATCAAAACATATTTTTGATTAATCTTTTTAACCTTACCTGAAACCTGGTTCCCTCTCTTACCAGTGAATCCTACAATATCACCAATTCTAAAAGACCTTACAGCCTGTTTGGCTATGTGAGTTCTTTTCAATTTAATTGCATCGATAACCTGGTTCAACTGATCGTTGTCCATTTGATATATTAGTTCGCTTGCCTTTGTGACTAGATTGTTCATATTATTTGTGCCTCTCTTTTTCATAATGTTAATATGCCTTATTATTCTTTAAGTATAAGGCCTCTTGCTCAAAAGGTCAACCCCTAATTTGTGCCATTTTCTTTGGAGTTTTCCAATTCCATTTTCTGTAATTCTTTAACCAATCCTAAAAAATTAGTGAAAACAGAGTTCATTTGAGTTTCAATCTTATCCTCTCCTGCCGGGATACATATCGCCGCCATATCTTGAGTCTTAACTTGCTCAAGGGCTGTCATGCAAACCTTTTGGTCTGGATAAGTCACTTGTAGATTTAGTGCCATCGAAATCAATAACCATTTCATTCTATTTCTCCGTTCAGTTTGATTAATTCGACATTTCCGTCTGGCTGTTTCTTATGCTTCAAATATCCATTCTCACATAGACTATCAACCGCTCTTCCGGCTCCTACTTTCACGCCTTTATCTTTTCCTAGTAAATATCCACAACCTACTAAAAGACTTGAATATATAAAAACCTTAAAAAGTAAATTTATATCACTTTCTATCACTCGGGTCCTCCTTGTTCCAACTTAATAATAATAAACTTATAAACCCATATGGTACCCCAACTATTAAGATGGAATATAATATAAGCATAATCCAATCAGGCATTTAAGAACTTTCCCAAGTGGTCGTCAACTCGTTCGCCTTTGCCAGGTGTATGGCCTAAATAATTGTCACCTTCCATTACTACCTGTGAAGTGCCAAATTCAGTTTTTAGAACCCAACCCATAGGGCCAAACAAAATTGCCTTGCCTTTTAGATTCGATCCTGACGAGTCTTTATACCAAACGGTATCGCCTTTTCGAATTTCATCAAATAATTCATCTTCCCACATACAATTACCTTTCTAATACCACATAGTCTCCGAAATATTTGTCAAAGACTTGTATTAAATGTTCGTAGTCACCTTCCTTCATTTCCTCTAAAACTTGGAATGGATTCAGCCCTAATTGTTTGGCCAACTTTGATGCATTGGCTAACAAGAAGAAAGCATTACCTTGAGGACCTGTTAAGTCGATGACTAATTCTTTTGGTGTCGTTTTCGATCTAATCATATTGTTTCTCCCTCTAAAACTTTTTCTTTAAAGTCTTTCATTGGCGATGCTTCATGCTCCTCAGCATAGGTATCTATTTCAACCATGCCATCTTCTTTAGCATATTCATCATCTTCATATGCAACCTTGCCTATGAATTCAGTATCGCCTGATTCCTGATAGTTGGTATCAACCATATAAGTTTCAACACCGTCTTTTTCTTCTGTGATGTTTCTAGATATTTCGCTATGATTAATTCCACCGCCATCTAGGAATTTTTGATCAGCTTCGTCCTTGTCTTTAGCAAGAACATCTTGTTCGACGCAGACCGTATAATAAGTTTTCTTTCTGTAAAGATTCTTACCTAGGTCTTCGACATTATAATATACTTCGGTATCTACTGACATTAGTCTGCCCTCGATCCCATATACGCCTTCACGCCGTATTTTTCTAAAACCTCAGCATAAGCCTGAGCACCAACTTCTTTACAATCCATTGATTGACCGTTGTGATTACCCGGGTTCCATTTAGTGACGCCTCTTGAATAAGACTTCTTAAAACCTACTGCCTCAAATGCCTTGCCTAATTTCGTTGACAATTTCATCTGTGGAAGTTCAACCCAGGCAAAACCACAATACATTGGTTCGCCGTATTCGTTTCCGCCCGTCTTTTCATTCCAATCATTAAGATAATTTAGAATGGCTGTTTTCGCCGCCATTTCTGCTTCGTTAGTTATGCTTGGTACCATGTCTGGTGTTATTGTTTGCCCTTGTATCATATATTTTTGCCTCTCTTTTTTGTTTGCCTATTGTTTAATAATAAAGCCAGTCGCTATAAAAGTCAACCATTATTTTACCAATATCTATGCGAGTAAATTGAAATTGGTAATATCAAATGCCCACTGATTCCATGGTTCTGTCTTGCTAGGTCTCAGTAAAGACTTTTTCACCTTGTAGCCAGTGAAAGTTTCTAATGAAGAAACTATTGTATCTGCCTCTTCTTCATTAATGTGATCGCACCACATAGTTCCATATTCGAACCAGGGTTTAATTCTTTGGCCATGTTCCATAGCCACATCAAATTTCACGAAATCCATCGCTTCTCTTTCAAATGCCATTATGCTACCTCCTTGGTTATTAATGGTTGAAATTCTTTCTCCATGCTATATGGAAGACCTAAGTTATAACAAATATAACCGGCATCCCATTCCTTATCTAAATCTTCTGCTTGAAGTATCCAACGAATAGCATCTTCCCTGCTACCTGCCATTGGAAGATATTCTTTGATAGAAGTTTCAAATCGTTCGACCGCCTCTTTTTCCATCTTGGCTTCAAGTTCCATTTGCTCATCACAAGCCTTAGAAATATAGTCGGCTTCGTCCTTCAACTCTTGAAGGCTCATAGCATTAAAATCATAATGACGACCTTTACAGCCAAAGGCAGTCTTGTGGGCATCATATATATAAGTGGCCAACTCATCTCTCTCTAACTCATCAAGAGTAGTGATTTTTCTTTCCACCCAATACGCCTTATCTTCAGGGTATAAACCAGCCCAACGGTTTTTAGGATCTTCCGCGATCCAAGCCTTTGTTTTAATGTTTCTGGATTTAATTTCTTGAAGTAATTCTAACATATTTTAAGCCCTCTTTTTCCTAATTGTTATATATAGTATAAGGTCAAAGATCCAAAAGGTCAACCTTTTTTTGGCCTTGTAAACCATTGATTTTATTGGATAATTGAAAAAAGATTAAAAAAAGATTTGGCAGAGGAGCAAGGAATCGAACCTTGATCTAGGGTTTTGGAGACCCGTGTAATACCATTATACCACTCCCCCTTAACTTAATAACCTGGGACACAATCTTTTGAATTGCAACCCCATTGGAAGCCGTTTCGCTTCGCTGACTTCAGAGAGCCTAAATCTTCATTTGGAATAAAGATAAAATTCTCTCCACAAGTATAACAGACATCGCCTTCTTTGTCACCATAGGCGGCTGTTGAGCCAGTGAGCCATTCATATTTGGGGTTAGTGGACATAGTGGAAACGGAGCAACCCGTAGTGAAGATTCCTAACAATATTATTGCAATATATTTTTTCATTACGGGCCTCCTAATGCCTCTTTTATAGTAGTTTAATTTAATTGAGCCTATTTGCCTTGAAATAAGGATTTTATTTGAGTCCAGTTTCTAGCCAATTGAGCTTTACCTTCTGCCCAGCTATTTTTTTGGTACTCTATAATCTCCTGTTTTTCAGTGACGACCCAATTATTGATCTTGTTAGACCAGTTTTCCTCTTCTGCATTTACATTTGAAATCATTGCAATACCAACGACTACCGCAAATGTCAGAATCATAAGTGTTCTCATCATATACTTTATAATAAGCTCACCGTCTAAAAAAGTCAACCTATTTTGGCAAGGTTAGTTAAAAATAAATCGAGAGGCTGTGGATGACACCTTGACCTGCTGTACCGCCCATAAAATGGAAGGTTTTTGGTCTCAGGCGGTGACCCTTACAGCGGGGCCTTTTGGTAAAATTATTCTTCGCCGGGGTAAAAAGTGTTTAATTTCAACCACTTAGACGAATCTGCTTCACAACTCTCTGTCAAGCCCAATTCAGTCTGGGGCCAGTCACCAAATTCTTGGAGGGCCTGGCAAACTAAATCTGAGTAGACAAAAATTTTAGATGGTGGTTTTCCAGTAGTGACCATCTCTTTTATTTTGGACAGTGACCCCTCACATAATGAAGTAGTGAAGGTTTTTATAGCAGTGACCCCATTATAGGTACTAAAGTCTTTACTGTAACGATCGCCGTGTAACCACGTGCAAGGTGTTATAGGCATTTGGTTTATCTTGATGTCCTCTGCAACTAGACCGTGTAAGTGTACTTGTGTAAAGCCCATATCCTTTAATCTATCGTAAGTTTTAGGACCTATACAATGTACTACTTGATCTAACAACGGTACTATATCGTAGTCATAGTGCTTAATTGCATCAATATGAGTAATTAATAGTGGTTGTTTCCAACTCTGTCGGTGTTTAGTTGGGCTAGTTTCCAAGCAAGGTAGCCAAATTTCACCCTCTTTTAGGTTATTTGGTTCGTTTATTTGTGTATAAACTATCATATGCTGAAATATTTAGCTACAAGTTCTAGGTTAAACAACTAAAATAGGTTATTTGAAAACCGTACAGCGGGGCCTTGGTTAAATACTAATACAAGAAAGACAGTACTACGTTCTAGTAGTACCGGAAGGAGAACTCCAATGACACAGTTAAGAAACCTAGCAATCAACCTAGAGGTTGGGCAAGAAATACAAGTGGGGAAATACAATGACAAAGCAAAGATTACAAAGATCGAATACTTCGAGAAATCAGGAGACATTTCTATTAATACAACGAAAGGTCCTCGTAAAGTGCTAACATTTAAACTATGTGACGATGGAGACAGATACGACAACCCAGCAGACAAATATAGATAAATATATTTGCAATGAAAATAGTTGATTTAGACACTAAGGCAGAGCTCGAAGCTCAAGCATCGAAGAAACTATGTAGGTCTTCTAGACCTGATAGTTCATTAGGTGCATCGAATTTAGCTTCTTGTAAGTCGCAAGGTCTACGAACACGATCAGGAAGTAAAAGCCATAAGGTTGGCAAGAAACGTGTAACGGTAGGCGGAAAGAAAATAAAAGGCAAAAAGTATGGCGGACCATTACCAGACTGGAGTTAGAAACGTGAATACGAAATATAGTGGGCAGTTATTAATTGCTGGCCCTGTACTAAACAGTAGTCCCGTGTTTGCTCGTTCTGTAGTTTATATCTACGAGCATAGAGTAGACGGCGGCGAAGTCATGGGAGTCATTTTAAATAAGCCAAGTCAGTTTAGATGTTCAAGTCTAGGACTTCTTAAAGATATACCTTTTGATCCTGCATTGGAAGAAACATTTGTTCACAAAGGCGGACCTGTTAATGATACATCAGTTCTGTTGTTACATACGAATGAATGGCAAAGTACTAACACATTAAAGAGCGGCAATGAATTAGCTATGACAAGTGATATGCTTATGATAGAAAAACTATCAACTGGTAACACTCCTAAGGGTTGGAGAATGTTTGCTGGTATGAGTGTATGGACTGAAGACCAATTAGCTAATGAAATACGACAAGGTGCTTGGTTGTTTGCACAGCCTAGTAACCATAGTGTGTTTGACTTTAATGAAGAAGAGCAATACTTAAAAGCTCTTGAACTGTGCAGTAGACAAACATTTTCTAAATACATTTAGGAAATATACGTAGGAGGTATATTACCATGTTTAAATTCTTAACAATACTATTTCTAGTGTCCACCATATCATTTAGTGCATTAGCCAGTCATACAGACGAAGAAGATAATGTTAATCCAACACCAACACCTGAACTAGGACCACAACCTGAAGCAGGGCCATTTCAAAAATTGCCTATGCTAATTGATTGTAGTAGTGCAGAAGCAACATTAGATATGATTAAAAGGTACGAAGAAGTGCCCTTCTTACAGATGGAAGTATCAATTCAAATACCAGGTGGATCAATACTAAAACAGCCAGGAGTTATGTTTATGAATACTAGAACATTAACTTGGACTTTAGTTGCTTTATTTCCAGAAACTAATGGAGCCTGTGTCTTACAGAATGGGATAGGTATTACCCCAGTTAATCCTAATAGCGGTACGTAAAGTTTAAAGTTACTTCGTAGTAGCCATATTACTTAAAGGATTTTCTAAAGCAGTTTTAATTTGCTTTTCGATCTTCGCTTCAAGGTCAGCCATTTCTTGTTTGATGTCTTTAATTGCATCGCTGATGTCTGTGTTAAGTTCTCTACTGTCGTTCTTAACTCTACTTTCAACATCTTCTACGATCTTTTCGATACGTCTTACATCACCACGTAAGTCGTTTTTAAGCTCTTTGGCTACATCAGCCACTAGTGTTACTTCTTCTAGTACCATATCAAGCTCTGCTTGTACAGTTGCTAACTTCTTATCAAAGGTGCTTAAATCAGGAGCAACATAGGTATTAATCTTTTCTTCCATCATTTGGTATCTATTGAAAAGCTCAAAGCCTCCCCAAAGACCACCAATAATAGTACCTACTAATGGCAGTACTAATAATAGTTTACTACCACCAACTTTTATGCCCTTATATTCTATTTCTGCCATATTTTTCTCCGTTTGTATTTAGTTCAAATCGTATTGCATCATGATCATTTCGTCCATAATTTTGTCTTGTGCCATATCATATAGTATGCCTGCTGGATCTAATAGCATAGGCATATCTTGATATACTTGCACATCAGTATACCAATCTAATGGTAATGAATTTTGTTTGTCTAGATATGCTTTGAATGATTTAGTATCTGTTAAGCTAGATATAAGTGCAATTTTAGTTGTTTCGTTAATAGCACTATAAGTATCTGCCATTGCGGCTAGTATTTTAGTAGCAATCTTCTGTTTAGCTTCTTCTACTTTCTTTGCTATAATCTTTTTCTTCTCAGACTTGGATTTTTCGTTTTTCCCCTTGTTATTTTTGTCTGATTTAGAATCTCCGTCTTTTCCTTCAGACTTTTCTCCCCTGGAAGAAGATTCGTCTTTGTCCCCGTCGGATTCTGTATTTCCTGTATCTTCGGTTTCGGATTCGGTTTCTGATTCACTGGAATCTCCATCAGCGTCAGTATCTCCCTCTGCTGATTCCTCTGATTCACTGTTACTACTTTCCACTGGCTGTTCAGCATTTTCACTGGACTCTTGTACGTTTTCTGTTGACGACTCAGACGTTTCTGTACTCTCTGAGCTTTCGCTTTCGGAAACATTCTCTTGCGTTGACGACTCATTATTATTCCCCTCACTTGTACTTACCTCACTTGTCGCCGACGTTGTTGATTCTGTTGATGTTGATTCAGTTGTTGCTTCTGCAACTTGCATTTCAGTTGTTGCTTCTGCAACTGCACTTTCAATTGCTCCACCTACCTGTGCTCCAACTGATGCTTCAACAGTTGCCACTTCAACTTGCATTTCAGTTGTTGTTGTTCCACCTGAGTCAGCACTAAAATCTAAACTTATTGACGCAACTGCATCAATTGTAACTACACCTGTTTCTAAGTTTGTTGAAGCCATCTCAACATTTACATTACCAGCTGTTTCGTCAACCTCAACAGTGAATTCTAAATTCATTCCACTACCTTCGGTACTAGCTATTTCTACTTCAAATGACTCAACTGGTTGTGTCATTGGAGTTGTATTTGTATCTGTACCTGGTTGTATAATAGGACTATAAACTAAAGAAGTGTCATTTTCTATTGTTTCTAAAGCAGAACTTACACTATTTACAATAGTCTGATTAATTGTTTGTACTACTGATTCTATTACATCATAAGTTAAGATCAGGTTAAAGTTTTCTACATCTGTGGACCAGCCATGATTTCCGTACTGAGTAGACCAACTTGGATCTTGTGCAAGGTATGTTGCTATTAGCTGTGAATTTTCACCATAGGTATTAGTAGTAATATCTAAAGTTGTACTATATGTTTGGTGGGAGGAGTGCGTTATGTTCCAAGTATTAGTTTCTATTGTATTAGCACCTGTGTCTGGATCATAAAGTTTTAACGAAATTGTAAAAGTTGTAGGGTTAGTTGTGTTGGGATAGGAATCTCTAATTTCTGCATTAGCAGTAGCACTAAAGCCATAATTCATTTCCTCCTGAGTCATCCAATGATCCATGTCAGTTGTATATACGTGTGACCCTGGACCTTGTTTAACATGAAGGTCGTCCCAAGCGGCAGTATGTCGTCCACAACCTGCTGGATCATTATAAAAAACTCCGTATTGCGGGGCACTTGGATCACCGTATTGACAATTTACTTTAGCATTAGCTGGACTGTTTACTCCAGTACTATTAAGGTTAGAACTTGTAATAATATCACCTGTAGACTTATCTTCTTCAGTTACAGTAATGACCGTTTGAGTTATTTGGTTAGTTGTAGTTACATTTTCTACAACTGTTTCTGTATATTTGTTTGTAGTAATAGTTTCTAAGTTATCACCAACCTGTGAAGTAGAAGTTCCTGTAACTTCACTAGTTACAGCCACAGAAGTTACAACACCGCCATTGGGTCCTGTGCCTCCGACTGTATATTGTTGATCGTATGCTAGGGTTGGATTAGAGTAAAAGCAACAGAATAGCACCAATACCGATGCTCCAAGTAGTTGCCTTATTCTTCCATTCTTTTTCGTATGCTTCAAGATCATTTTCTTTTAACCATTTCTCATAATCAGGACGTTTCTCTGGATTTTCAGCCCAAGCCTTAGCGGCCTCAATACCAATCTTTCCTTTATACGGACAAGGTGTTCCTGCCATTTCCATAGCATTAAATACTCGTGCATCTTGACATAATAGACTGACCGCCGCAACCTTCATACCCATACCATATAATGATCTAGATAGTTTCAGTCTTTCACAGTTTAAGTCTCTTATTGTAGTTCCACCTGCAATACCAAACACCTGGGTTTGTACTGCGGCACTTGTACCAGTTGAACAAACATCTTGATTATTAATCATTACGTTTGGTGCTGATGCAGTTGGTGGAGTCTTATCGACAGTTGTTGTTCCTGTAACAGTAGATGTTACTGTATTTTCAGCATAAGCTAGGTTGCTCGTAAATAAACCAAGTATTGCTACTGTCAATATAAGTTTTAACATTTTAATTTTCATATATTTTCCGTGTAATCCCTAATCTGGTAGAGTTGTGCCCTTCGTATTATTATTTATCAGATGTAACAAAAGTTACACCGTTTAGTACCTATTTAATTTAAATGCGTACTTAATAGACTAAATATTATTAGCGACCCTTAGAGGCACATATTAAGGAGGCATTATGTCTAAAATCTCGTGGACAGATCTAGCTAAAAACTACCGTGAACAGAACGAAATCGTTGATGAATTCGATAAGTGGTTTACAGGTCCCGATTTTCAAGAAAAAACATTACCTGAAGAATTAGAAAAACTAGAACGCAGGGCTATTGAAGATAACCTTGCTCATTATGATGGTAATAGAACAAAAACAGCCATTGCATTAGGCATTGGCAGGACTAATTTAATTAAAAAGTTAAAGAAATACTCTTTACTTTAACCAGGCAACTTTTTCGCCTGCTTTTATTCTACGTGAGTGTTCCTCGACAGAGCCGGGGTATCTCCAAGCCCATATAGCCACGAGTGCCATAAAGCCTCCGCTCCACATAATAGCTTTAAGATTCTCTGTTGCGAACCAGGTAAACACCAAGGTTGATGCCATGACTAGAATCATTGCATATTTCCCTTTAGTAGGGAATACTCTTTTCTTAGTCCAGTTAGTTAGAAACTTGCCAAACCAAGGGTGATTATATAACCAAGCCTCCATACGTGGAGAACTTTTGGCAAATGCCCAAGCGGCAATGACTAAGAATATACTAAATGGTATGCCAGGAGTAATAAATCCTATGTAAGCAATACCCACACACAGGAAACCTATTCCCATATACATATACTTCTTTATTTTATTCATTGTTTTCTTTCGTGTTGCTACAATACTTTTTCTAGAGCATCGCATAGTGAATGCATCATTGCATTCGTGTGGAATGGAGTCGGAGCAAAACGTAGACGTTCTGTGCCTACATCAACAGTTGGATAATTTATTGCCTGAACATATATTCCATATTCATTTATTAATTCATCACTAATCTGTTTACACTTTTTGGCATCGCCCACAGTAACCGGAACAATGTGTGTTTCGTTCTCCATTATTGGAATTCCTCTGTTTCTAAATAAATTCTTTAATCTTTTAGCACGTTCTTGATGTTTTTCTCTTAGGTCGTTGTGATCTTTTAAGTACTTGACACTTGCCAATGCTCCTGCACAAATAACTGGACTCATTGATGTTGTAAAAATAAAGCCAGAGGAGACAGAACGAATTGCGTCTATAACGTCAGACTTCCCTGCTATGTATCCGCCCTGAACTCCAAAGGCTTTACCTAATGTGCCATTCAGTATGTCGATTTGATCCTGTGATCTTAGCTTTGCTGAATATCCAGCACCTGTTTCACCATACAGGCCAACGGCGTGAACCTCGTCGAGGTACGTGATGGCATTGTACTTCTTAGCCAATGCAACAATTTCTGGTAATTTACTGACGTATCCATCCATGCTATACACGGACTCAAAGACTATGCAAGGTGTTCCTTTGACGTCTCGCAGTAGTTCCTCTAATTGCTCTAGATCATTGTGCTTGAAAATTTTCTTTTCAGCACCACTGTGTCTTATTCCTTGTATTAAAGAAGCATGATTCTTGCTATCACTTAAAAACACAATGTCGGGAATGATACGTTTCAAAGCAATTAGTGACCATTCATTTGCCACATAAGCTGATGTAAAGAGTAGAGCTGACTGTTTGCTATGCAATTTGGCTAACTCGTGCTCTAGTGCTACATGATAATGACTTGTTCCAGCGATGTTTCTAGTTCCACCCGAACCGGCACCTGTTTGATCAAGGGCGGTATGCATGGCATCGAGCACCACTTTGTGTTGTCCCATTCCAAGATAATCATTAGAACACCAATTTACAATGTTTTTAATTGCGTACTTCCCGTACCATATCGCATTGGGATAATCTCCCCTCTCGCGGAGTATATCGTTAAAGACACGGTAATTACCGTTATCTTTTAGTTCTTGTATCTTTTCTTTGAACTTTGTTAAGTCTATCATCTGTAGTATTTATGTGGGTAGTTTTCTTTGGAGGCTCTATATGATGAACAAACACTCCTCCGTGATGATAGTGGACTTGATAGCCATTCTGGTGCAATTCTTTACTGACTTGATCGCATTGTTTCCAAAAATCTTTTAAAACTTTAAACCATTTTAGCATATAGTATATATTTATATTGTCTTTGCCCACCCATTCTAAATAAATGGAGTCTGCTTTGTTGAATATCTCTAAAAATATTAATTGCTTCTTGTGGTATTGTATCCTTGAACCTACCATCAATAGTTGCTATATCATATTCCATAGCTGAAATTGTTTCTTGTGTTTGATCTTCTTCTAATTCTATTGTATAATTCTTTTCAACTGCATCTTTAAACTCATTGATACTAGTTCTATCAAAGAAGTCGCTAACAATAATTGTACTATTATACTTTGTATTAAAGAACCCCTTTTCAAATAACAAGTGAGCTGAACACATCGATAGTATAATATCGTATTGTTGGTTTAGTTCTTCGCCTTGTAGGAATCTTTGTTGTGGATAATGTTGTCTAGCATATTCAATACATTGTTCTTCGTTGTCAATACCTGTTATACTAACATTGTGATATTTTGCAATAGTATTAACACCGCGACCCCAACCACAACCCATATCAACGATACGTTTAGCACTTATATCTACGTCTTTAACTAGGTTAAGGTAAGCCCTGACTTGCATTGGCCAATCCATGTCTTCTGCATTAAGTACAATCTTAGAATCATTTAGGCCGTGATTCTGCATAGGTTTCCACGATAAATCTTTTACATATTCTTCGAATAGTTCGTTGTTAGATAAGTTTATAGGGGGATTGTTGAGCTGTGTTTTAGTTGCTCGTATGTCTTTAATGTCTGACCTTGCTGAAGTAAGTTTAGCAAATAATTCAGCTTGTTGTTTTTTATTTAATGAACTAATACCGCGTGTTCCCATAGTTAAATACTTATAGAAAATTAAAGGCCTGCTCCAAGTAAATGAAACAGGCCTCCCGCCTTTATATGTATATATAGACCTCTCTATGAGTAGGTTTGCATTCTGTTTTTTAAGTCGTATGCCTACGTGTCTTTACTACGTTGGCGTTAATAAAAGTTCTTTAGTCATTATGCTAATATACCGTTGGTCCTTTGTTCTTCGTTAGTCTTTCTTGTTGCTTGTTTCTTCTTTTGGATTACCGTTTACGAAATTGTAAAACTTCTCCGCATTTTCCAAAACTTGATCAGTTGTTGGAACATCAGGCATCTTGACATTAATTTCCAATTGGCCTGTCTCCTTGTTACGTTTAGTTGTTTGTTCCCAGCCCATCCACTTGTTTGAAAATTCAAATTCTGTGAACTGTTTGGCCATCTCCAAAACATCTGTTCTTATTTCGTATCCGTTTTTATTGAATTGTACCTTAGATGATACATTATCTTTCTGATTTGACATAGCTGTCTCCTTTTTCTGTGTTTGTGTGTGTTGCTATATTATATACTAATATAACACTTTTATTTATAAAAATCAACAATTTAGATCACCAAAACTGATACCTTAGACCATTTATGGTCAGTTTACTTCGAGAATTTGGTATTTAAATATTACACGAATTCACGTTAGAGTGAATTTGTATAACAGTTAGAAAGGAGATCCATATGGATATCTTAACTAAAGTAAAAAATTGGGCTTCAGCATTAGCTGATGTAGGTGTTAGTTTACTTGCATTAGGAATAGTACTAGAAGTTCTATTTTCTGGACAGAACATACCGTTCTGGCCAAACATTAGCGTTATTTCTAACGTTCAACAAATAATTGCAGGTTTCTCAGCACAAGGTTTAGTTGGGTTAGTTGCAGTTTGGGTTCTATATTCAATTTACACAAAAAAATAATATAAGAACAATCTAAAACAGGTTGTGGCGAGCGGGTAATAACCATCTTGCCACAGCCGAAATATTATATAGGCTAAATAGTAGTGAAGATGTTTTCAAGAAATCCTCACAAACAATAACTTATATAATTTATTAAAGTAAGACTTAAGGAGAAATATAATAATGAAAAAATTATTATTTGTAATGCTCTCTCTTGCATTGTTTAGTTTTCCGGCGTTATCAAAGAACTATGATAATACTGGTTACTCAATGAGTGCTGAGGGAGAAAAATATGGACTTTCAATTGGTACTGGAGCGACTCGTGATTTTGCCGATAATGCTCAAGTTATTGAAATCCACACTAACGGTAACACTATTGACGTAGGTGTTGCTTACATCGATGATGGAACTAACACTGATTACAGATATACAGCTGGTGGCGAAAAAGATTTAGGCACAATTGGCAGTATGAATGTATACGGTGGTGGTGACGTTCACTTTACCACTGGTGACACAATGGCTAAAGACGAGTTGAGATTATCTCCGTTCGTTGGTGCTGAAACATCAATGGGTACAAACCTTACACCATTCGTTGAATTAGGTTATGACTGGAAATCACTTGAAGGTGATTACAGAGACTTTGACCAAGCTGATTCATACGCATCTGTTGGAACTTCAATTTCATTGAGTGAAACAAGCTCAATCAGAGTGAGTGTTAACAGAGAGATGGATAAGGATTGGAACGCCACAGACACTGAAGCTTCAGTAGGATTTTCAGTATCGTTTTAATTTAACTTAAATTAATTTAGGGGCAGTAGTTTTACTGCTCCTTTTTTTATCTTATAGGGGAAAAACATGAAAGACATGATGAAATCAAAAAAGTTCTGGATAGCAGTTGCAGTAGTTGTAATTATATTCGGATATACTATGTGGACAGGTCAACCTGCTCCAGAAGTAGCACAATAATCTAATCAAAAAAATAGGGCAGTATTTCTACTGCCCTATATTCAATTTACACAAATAAATTTATTTTTTCTTACCTGATAGCCATTCGGCTTCTTCGTTAGTATAAGGCCACATATTACGCCGCCTTACCTTTCCAAAAAGCAACTTGTTTGCCTCTCAAATAATGTTTTGAAGGATCATAACTTCGCTTAATAGCTTTTAACTTCTCTAAACGTACAATCGCTGTTTCTTTTTTAGTTTGAAGCTCAAGTTTCTTAATTAATAAGTGTTTAGCTTCATCATGAAACCCTTGGCGTGATAATTCACTAGCCGCTCTGGCGTAGCCTACTATCTCACAAAAGTTTACTATACGTCTAATTATAAGCATTTGACATAATCCTTTCTAAGTTCAAGTGTAGTTTTGGGTGGTTTACCATTGGTGGCTAACATATGATTATATGCATAGTACCAATCGTTCTTATATTCAGTTTTGGCCCATTTCTCAAACTCTTCACTTCGTCTATTACTCACAGACTTGTGATTCATCCAAGACACAAGGCCACTCCAAAAGTGTGACATTTTTATCTCCTATATCATGGATGCTTAAGGAAAGCAATACCCCTAGTCTTTTCTAGGCGTCAGTGGTCTTTTCCACCGTCAATGTCACTTTGGACATCGTCATTTGCTATTTTAGGAGTGCTCTCAACTCCCTGGTCAATCCCAGTGTGTATGTGTGTCATCGGAAAAACTTGACAAGCTCTTGCGTCGACATAGCTATTTATAATCTGCGTATAAAATCTGTGCGTTAGTTGAGCAAATAAGCTACACTTTTTTTGCAACTCTGAATTGCAAATTTGTAACTAATGACTTTTGGCAACATTGTAATCAAACTGCAACAAAACTTTTCTTGACTTTACGTAAATAAGAGTGTAAATTAATATTTGAATACGAACTTCAGACAGGAGTATATGTGGAAGTATTAACACTATGGATGGCCATAGGCTTTTTATTCGCGGCCTACTCCGTCATCGCAAACGATTCCGTACAAACCCTAGGTACGTGGATTGCATCCAACAATGAACGATATGACTGGAAAATCATGTGGGGAGCCGCAAGTGCTGTCCTGCTATGGGCTCTATGGTATGGTTGGTATACTAATGGAGGGGATATTTCATATGGACGACTGAACAGGATACCGTGGCAGGAAGTACAATGGTATCATGCGGCCGCTCCAGGACTACTATTAATATTAACAAGACTAGGCGTTCCAGTAAGTACATCATTTTTAGTATTAAGTGCTTTCGCTAGTACATTTGTATTAGAGAAGATGCTTATGAAAAGCATGATGGGTTATGCAGTAGCAGGTGTATCAGCTTATGCTATATGGTACGGTATTACTAAAGTGATGGACGAGTCTGCTTCAGTTAAAGAAAGTCATAAAGCATATTGGCGAGTAGGACAATGGATTACCACAGGAGTATTGTGGTGGACTTGGTTAAGTCATGACATGGCCAACATAGCAGTTTACCTACCTAGACAAGTTCCTATAGATATGATGATAATGGTATCATTAATATTTGTACTAGGGCTAGGTTATATGTTTAGAGAACGTGGCGGTAAGATACAACAGATAGTCATAGAGAAACACAATACAAGATATGTTAGAAGTGCTTGTCTTATAGACTTGTTTTACTTTGTAATACTTTTATTCTTTAAAGAGATTAACGATATACCTATGTCAACTACTTGGGTCTTTGTAGGATTGTTAACAGGACGTGAACTTGCTATTGCTACATTTACAGACAAAACAAAGTTCAAAGGTGTGTTTCCTTTTATTGCAAAAGACTTCTTTAAGATGATGATTGGCTTAGGTGCTTCAGTAGGAATAGTTTTAGCAATACATTATATAATAGTTCCAAACGGACTTCATTAAATTACTTTTTAACTTGGCGAAGTAAGCCTTTAAATAATATTAATGGCACTCGAAAAAAAGGTATGGCAAAAGATTAAGCGGAAGGCTCCTAAGGTTCCTGATATAACCTGTCCCTCGATTGACGATGTGCTATCACGTTTAGAAAAACTACAATCCACTAACAAAACTTTATCACAATTCCAGCACGATGTTATAATGCGTCGAATGGAAAAGTTACGTAAAGACAACGAAGCTTTACGTGAAGGTGGACAGTATTGGTACGAACTATCTAAGAAGTGGCTAAAGCCATAAGCATATTATAATATGCTAATATCCTTATAAGAACAAACTTTCCTTTTTGGTAATATAAATAATAATATGCACTTGACATTATTTGTTATTGTGCTAACATAGTAATACATTGTGAAACTACAGGTTAAGAGCCGGGAGAACACAATGAGAAAACTTCTATTAAACATAAGGTACTTCATAGCACCAACGTTGATATTAGTAACACTCGCAGGAGTGTTAGCAGGAGGCGTTTGGGTATGGACAGGTGTAGGCTTGTTGGGAGCAGGCATTATACTTGACACTCTTATCACACACCAAACACGTGGTGTAGGTTTTGATGAGAACGGTGATACCTTAGGGATCCCCTGGTTACAAAATGCAGTAATGTATTTGATGTTACCAGTCTTTGTAGCACTTCAACTTGCTCTAGCTTATCAAATATATAATGGTATGCACGGAGCAGAGCTTTTAGGTGCTGTATTATCAACAGGTATATTTGCAGGCATAGGTATAATCTATGGGCATGAACTATCACACACCAAAGGCTTTAGCTTTATTATAAGTCGTTGGATGATGGCGTTAAGTGGTTCAGCACATTTCTGTTATGCTCATGTTTACAATCATCATTTAGAACTAGCTTCTGAAGATGATCCTGCAACTGCACCTCGTGGACGCGATATCTATTCACACTATGTCAAATCACATCTAGGACAATCAAAGTTCTTGTTTGATATGGAAAGAGCTAGATTGAAACGTTTAGGTAAACCTTTCCTGACGTTAAGTAACAGATGGATTAGAGGTTACTTTATGAGTATACCAACACTTGCATTATTCTTTTATGCAGGCGGATGGTTAGGTGTTGCGTGTGTGGCTCTTGTTTGGGTTATATCAAACTTTGAGTTAGAAGCACTTAACTATTTAGAACACTATGGTTTAATTCGTGTTAAAAATCAACCGATAGACTATAGACACAGTTGGGATAACTCAACATTGTTTACTTCATGGTTCTTTATAGAGATTGGTCGTCAAGCTGATCATCATGACAGAGGAGAAACTCACTTCTGGGAACTAGATGAAGTAGGTGCACCAAACACAGGAGTAGGATACTTCACCTTGTTTGCACTTGCACTAATACCTCCGTTGTTTGATAAGTTTATGAAAGACAAGTTAGACGACTGGGATAAAAACTTTGCCACAGAAGCAGAGAGAGAAATAGCTAAACAATTCTAATTGTTAAACATCTCGGGGTGTCGTTTATCGGCACCCTTTCTTATGCTATAAAGACGTGATACTTTAGTATAGTATATATAAATCCTAGAAAGAATATACTCATTCCTATTCTGTGTACCTGTTTATTAGGAGATAGCACCATAGGTAACATTATTATTAACATAGCAACACGACCTATTACTTTAGCACTTATTATATCACCTTCGTTATAAAATACAAAGAAGTTAGCTATTAAGAATATTTGTAATACCCAAGCAAGTCCTAGTATTACTTTGTGATATTGATAGTAATGGTCTTGTAAGTTAACACTTTTATTATCGTGGTTATATGGTATACTTACTTCTGCTATAAGAAACATAAGCATTGGAACTGCAAGAAATAATATGTATGTGAATAGATTCCAGTTGCTATCAGGATAGAAGTTTACATCTTGAAGTGGTGTTGCTGTCCACCAGAATAGTATCATCGTGAATATTGTTATAAAGCAAAACAATGTATGTGGCCAGTAAAAAGTGACCTTCTCATTATTAGTGCTGTTATTGATTGCTATTAAACTTGTTATGCTTGTCATCATACGTACAAATGCAAAGCCAAGAATTAGAAACGCAACAGTTGATAAATGTGCAAAAACTATTTTTCTTCTCCTGTATAGTATATATCCTTTCTGTTCATAAGACGTTCATTTTAAAAAAGATATATATTATTAGTACATTTATTGTACTGTGGACCGCGGTCGTTAGACAACCGGCACGTAACTTCTAACTTGGAGACATACGATGCAATGGAACACTCCACAAATCGTAGAGGTATGTATTGGATTAGAAATTAATTCTTATGCCTGTGCTGAAATATAGGTTGACATTATAATACATTGATAGTATTATTATAATATTAACTCGGAGCCAACCCACAATAGGGAAGGCTCCTTTTTTTATGAAAGGCGTATAAAATGAAACTTTATAGTTTAGAATTAGTTATATTCGGCTGGTTAGCATATAATATATTTGTAGAGATACACGACTGGTTAGCTGAATCCTTTGACGGTCAAGACAATGAACAAGTTGTTGTCGCACCTAAACCTGTAGCACCTTTTCCAAATGTTAAGTAAATTTATTGTTATCGTTTGGTTATCATATAACTACGAGAACCCTGTTATAATAGGTTCAGTAGAAGATTGTGATACAGGAAAAAAAATAGCAGAGCAACTACAACCTAATCATAAGGCCTTTGGTTGCTTTACTGAAGAACATTGGAACAAACAAAAGTTTGCTATTCTGAATTGGTAAGACTTGCAGGTAACTGGGGGATTTGTACTTTACGTTTCCAAAAGATTTTAGGATCATTAGTTTGACAAGTAACTTTAACTAGTCCTTGCATTTCTTTTTCTAAAGTTGGAATAAAATTCTCTTGTGCAAATACTTTACGTTCTTCGCACTTTTCAAATGACTCATACTTCATGCTCGACCATCCATCTGGTTGAGCAAAGTCACCCGGGGTCCAAACGCCATTAATCAAGAAATAAAATACCAACCAAACATTCACTACTGAACCTCTTGTGGTTAAAAGTTAAATATTATCTTTGTTAGGTACTATTGAGCTATTCCCAAATAAATCTACCGCTTTCCAAGATGAGTAAATTTTCCATCCTGCTACTTTAGGATCTGCATCAAGCATAGCTAAATGAAAAACTCTATCTGAGGCTTTCTTTGCTCTTGCTATTAAGTCTGCATCTTCTTTATCTTTAAGTTTCCAACGATACTGTCTTATTGTTTTATATAATAAGTCATGTATAATTGCCGCTCTTGCTACGTCAAATGGAGCAATAAAGGCCCACATAGCTCTTGGCACAGAAGCTAAATCTGTAACAAAACCTGTTTTAACTGTAATAGTTTCAGTTTTATTAGTTTCACGTTTAACTTTAACACCAACATCTTGTAGTGATTTGATTTCGTCTACTGTAAGGTCCTTTGTAGTGTATGACAAGTCACGACCTAACACCCATTTTCTAGGCGGATTGAACTCTGCCATAATTTTATTATTAAATTTTCCCATATACTCTTGCCCCCTTTGTGCAAGTATATTTATCTGCACACATAATATTTTTCAAGAGGTAATATAACTTAAAGTTATATGGAGTTACCGGGCGGAATCGAACCACCGTACAAGGATTTGCAATCCTCTACATAACCACTCTGTCACGGTAACATTGGTAGCAGAGGCAGGATTCGAACCTGCGACCCCCGGCTTATGAGTCCGGTGCTCTAACCACCTGAGCTACTCTGCCAAAGGATATGGAGCGGGTGAGGGGAATCGAACCCCTATCATCAGCTTGGAAGGCTGTCATAATACCATTATACTACACCCGCTTTTAGGTCTAATACTACTTATATTACTATATACTAGTAGCTACGTCAACCGGTTTGTTAGTTATTTTTATTTTGATAACACTAAATACAGTATAAGGAACGAAAAGCCATGAGAAAACGTACAAGATCAATACTAGAAGAATTGAATAGCATTCATAGAACTACCAATAATGATGCTCTTATTCAATCTACTGGAAATAACATTATTGAAAGTGCTATTAACTTATTAAATAGGATCACTGAGAGCTATGATCCAGAAACTGCACAAGAGATTGAAAGACGTTTTATCAATAGTATTAGAAGTGGCGATCCTCGTAAATTTAAACGTGGTATAGACAAAATAATTGAATCTAAACAAAAGGACGAGGGCGATGCAGATACTCAATGAGGGCGGTAACGTATTTAAAGGACCAGATGGTGCTGAGGCAACTCAACGAATAAACCAAGCTGATGTAGAGCCTACACTTAAATGGCTTGAAAAAATCACAGGAATTAATCACGTAGACTTTATGCTAGGTTCAACTGGTATTAAACCTACTAGTGGTGATTTAGACGTTGCAGTAGATAAAGAGAAAGTAAACAAAGACGCTCTTGTAGGAAAGTTAAAAGCCTGGAAAGATAAGAACGCACCTAAAGATGATGATAGAGCCTGGATAGCAAAGTCAGGTATTAGTGTACACTTTAAAACACCTATCAACGGAGATGCTAAGAATGGCTTTGTACAAACAGATTTAATGTTTGGTGATCCTAAATTTATGCAGTTTGCTTTACGTGGTGCGGCTGACAGTGAATTTAAAGGACAACACAGAATGATTATGATAGCCTCTGTTGCAAAAGCACAAGGTTACAAATGGTCACCAACAAACGGATTAGTAGATAGAATTACTAACGAGCCTGTAACTAAAGATCCAAACGAAGTAGCTAAAATTTTATTAGGTGACAATGCAAGTGCTGATGATATGAGAAGTGTTGAAACTATTAATGCAAAAATTAAAACAGATCCTAACTATGAAAACCTAGTTAAAGATGCTAAAGACTACTTTGAAAAAGATGGATTGAAGTTACCGTAATGAGATTATACGAATTTAGAAAAGCAGTATTTGAAGATGCTCGTATACAACACGCCGAAGACGTTATCTTTTGGGAAGGTAGTGCAGGTGCAAAACGTGTTATTGATTCAATCATTGGATTAACAAAAGGTAACACACAATCACTTACAGTTAAATGGGACGGCTCTCCAGCAGTTATATTTGGAAGAGACGATGAAGGAAGATTTGTATTTACAGACAAGTCAGGTTTTGTTGCAAAAGGTTATGATGGCCGTGCAACTAATGGAGATGACTTAGAAGCATTATTATTAAACAGAGGAAAAGGATCTGAGAAGTCAGATGATTACAAAGCATTTGCAGGTAATATGAAATCTGTGTTTCCTGTGTTTGAAAAGGCAATACCAGAAGACTTTAGAGGCTACTTCAAAGGCGACTTATTATTTTTTAACACACCTGATTTAAGTAACGGAGCATATACCTTTAAACCAAATATAGTTTCCTATACAGTTGTAGCCGACAGTGACATAGGAAAACGTATTCAAGTAAGTAAAGCTGGGGTTGTGATTCATAGAATAGTTGACCCAGATGGTAGTGAAAAACCTTTAACCGATTATGATATATTCCAAGGTAAACAATTATTAGTTTTACCGCCAGTCACTGTACAAGAGCCACCACAAGTAGATATGAGTGGCATAAACAAAATTAGTGCAATCGTTACAAAGAATGCAAGTGCAATAGATTCATTACTTAACAAAGAACAATTAAGAAGTATGAAGATGACAGACTTCTCAAATGTTTTATATCAATATGTAAATAGTAAAACAGATACAGGATTAGACAACTTAGGCAAAGACTTTATGCAATGGTTACAGAACTCGGCAGTTTCGGCTCCGAAGAAAGCTAAGATGACTGAGTATGTTAAAACGAACATAAGAGCCTTTGGTGCTCTATGGCAAGTAGTTGAAGGTATAATGAAAACTAAAAATAATATTATTGCTCAACTAGAAAATCAACCTGCTGATGTTAAAGCATCAATAGGAAGTAAACCAGGTGGGGAAGGCTATGTACTGGCTCACCCAGATGGTGATATTAAATTTGTTAATCGTGCTGGCTTTAGTGCGGCTAACAGAGCAGTACAACGATAGGAGATAAAAATGAAAGCAACTGATTTTATTAAAGAGATCAAAGCTGATGACTTAGATCAAGATGCTATTGATTCTTTAAAGAAACAAATAGATCCTGCTGATAAAGATGATGGGGATTTAGATAAAGGATATAGTGATAAGCACGTATCGATGATTAACCAAGTTCACAAAGTGATAGACTCACAAGGAAATCCTAACCCAGTTAAAAGTGTTTCAACTGAAGACGGTGGTAAGTTTCCAATAACTGGTTGGCAGGCTAAAATGATCGCGGCTATGTTAACTTCGAACTATAATCAAGACCAGAAAAGAAAGTTTACAGATGATGTAAACAAAAAGAAAGAAGTACTAGGTGCTTTATTAGGTGCAAAAACACCTGAAGACATGAAAGCAAAGTTCTTTGATATGTATAGTCCTAAAGAGCAACCAAAAAGCTCATATGAAGGACAATATCAAGCTAAACTTGTATAAGGAGTAGTTAAGTGGAACTGGAGTTCTTATCAGAGCTATACGAAGCTAGAATGACCCGTAACTCGGGGGATACAGCAAAGTTAACCTATAACGATTGCTGTGAAAGACTATACTTGTCTTTATTAGTTCTTGAGCTTCTGAGCAAATATCCAAAGTATGTACCATATGCGAGAGCTTATGCAAAGAAAACTAAAGATACAAATTATGCACGTTTTCAAATGCATGGTACTGACTTACATAACTTCATTTACTTTGTAAATGGAGATGATGAAGCTCTACTAAAACTTAAAGATCCTGATAGTGCTAGAATGATAGCACGTAGAACTACACTACCAAAAATGAATATCAATAGATACTTAACAACACTATCAAGTGGAATGGTATCTAGACCTAGTGAAACATTTATGAGTATAGAAACTGCATTAAATATCTCCAATGCAGACTATAAAGCCACTCGTAGATACCTAGGCAACTTTGATAGACTATCAACAATGGAAAAGAAAAAAGTAGCAACTAGATTAGCACTTGCTACTAGAGCCAAACTTAGAAGTAGTGATATAATTATCTACCTAGAAGAACTTGTTGCTGAAAGAGATTTAGAAACAGCAACAGTTAAAGACAACGAGCCAACAGTATCAAGTCCAGACATAGGAGTAACAGGACAAGAACTATCTATGTATAGATTTTTAGTTGGTGCAAGGAATTTAGTAGGTACTAAAAAGTTTTTAGAACTTGCAAAAGACGGCAAAAGTATTCCAAGTACATTTGTTAAACAATACCTACCTGCAATACTAATAATAGATAATATAGTAAAAGCAGGGCCAGGATACGTTCAAATGCTACGATCCCTAGAAAATCGAGCTAAAAAAAGACGTTAATCCACACTTTATTACCAAATCTTATAAATACTAGTAACATCATACAAGAGAAAAGTATGTTGGTCATTAGAAAATAGGAGAAATAAAATGGCTGGAATAACAAGAGTAAACGGATTCGGCAACTACGTTGTTGGATCATACAGAACAAGTGCTAACATCGGCGCTTTCTTACTAACAGTACAAAACGCATCTAACTCTGCACAAGATATCAGAGCTGAAGACGACGCGGCTAACGAAACAGTTGAAGCAATCGCAATGGCTTGTAACACATTAGGAATGTCAGTAACTGACTCTAATGCTGGAACGGCTACATTGTTAGTTGATTCATCTCAGTGGGACGCGGCTTCTTTACAAGCGGCTGTTAGACACTTAGGAACTACTGTAGGACCAAACAACATCGACGTTACTGGTTCAGACGTAGTTGCGGCTACTACTTTAACTGCGGCGTAATCCATAGTTAATTAGTAAACGTTAATTAAGTTAACAAATACACTAAAGGGCGGTTCATTATTTGTTCCGCCCTTTTTTTATGACTATAAGTATGAGTATGAACTTTGAGATTGCTACATTAATAGATATAACTCAAACAGGACAAACCAAATTTAGAAGTGAAGATAGGAAAGCTATCAACCAACAAGCAAATTGGAACACTTTCTTACAAGTTGTAGGCCTGAGAGCAAACCCATACTTTGACGCTTCACCAAAATGTGTTGAAGACGTTGATATTACTAATGGCGAGTTTGGCAGTGAATATACAGGTAAACAAAGACTGTGGTATTTCACATTTACTATTGAACAAATAGGTGCTTTAAGTGTAGAAGCTCTTAAAGATGACTTTGATTTAGTACCAGTAATTGCTGGTCTTACCGAGTCTATTACGATAAATAATAATGCGTTTAGAACTAAAGATGATGCAACAAGAAATATCATTTTTAAGTTAGTAGATAACAAAACGTAGGTATTAAATAAATATTAATACAAAGGCACAAGGCAAACATTACATCTATTTTAGGCGATTAGAATATAGGCCCCTTCCACGATAATTAACGGAATGGAGAGTGTAAGATGGCAAGAGCCACAACTTTAGAACGAGAAAACTTAGAAGCACACGTTGATTTGTGCGAACAAAGATATAATAATTTAGAACTTCGTCTCTCTAAAATAGAGACTAAAGTAGAGCATATCCACGCCGATATTACAAACGGAAATAAATCAATGGTAAAAGTTATAATAGGTGCAACAGGCACTATTATAGCTGGACTACTTTCAACTTTAGTAGTCGTACTAATGAATATGTAATATAATTTACCACCCTTCCTAAAACAAAACAAACACCCAAAACAAACATAAATACGTATATGCTAGTACGTGAGATATACGAACCAATAGATGAAAAACAAATCTGGGCTCGATCTGGTAAAAAGGTCGTTCGTAAGTACCGTTGTACTGTAGGTAGACGTAAAGGACGTATTGTTAAACAGATGTCACAATGCTTTGCGGCTCCTAATATGAAGGCACGACTAACATTAAAAAGAACTAGAGCCAGAATAGGTGCTCGTATGATGAGGAAGGCTAGACGTACAAAACGTACTAACCCAGCTTCACGTAGAGTACAAGCATTGAATAAAGCCGGAAGAAGATAATGAAGATCAACGAGATTATGACTGAATCTATCAAAGAAGGTGTTATTCAAATCTGGGGAAGAAATAAAGGTAAAATGGTTCGTAAGTACAGATGTACAAGTGGATCACGTAAGGGCAGAATTGTAGCACAACCGTCAACCTGTAACGCACAGAAGAGAGTTGGAAGTGCTATAAATATAAAGAGAGCTAAGGCACGTAAGGCTAGTGTAATGAAAGTTAAGACTGCACGTATTAAAAGAGCAGGAGCATTAACTAAACGACTTACAAAAGCTAACAAGCCACAGACACAGAAGAAATATAAAAGAGCTCCAACAAGAAGAAAGAAATTTAGAACTGGAAGAAAAATACCGAGAAGAAAATAATGAGAGCTAAAGAATTTACATCACCTATCAAAGAACAAGAGATTGTTGAAGTAGTACCTGCAATAGGAGCCGTTGCTGGCCGTGTTGGTGCGAAGATGGGATCAGCGGCGGCAAAAGCTGGCGTTAAGATGGGAGCTCAATTAGGTAAGATCGGTGCCAACGCCGCAAAAGGCATAGGCGCAAAGGCAGTGAAAGCCGTAAAACAAGCACAAAGCAAAGTTTCACAAGCTATACTTAAAAAAGGTAAACAAATAGCAATACCCACTCAAGGGGGAAAAGAAACTGAATTCGATATAGATGATGTTAAAGGAGATCAAGTAACATTGAAAAATCCAGAGGCCAAACCAGGAGAGCCTCAAGCATTTGTATATAATAGAAAAGAACTAGATTCAATAGTCAAAAAGAAAGCAGACCAAGCCGTAGGAACTAATCCAATGGCAGGTAAGGTAGTCTAATGAAAATAAATGATCTAGTTGGAGAATTCACCGTTCAAACAAGTAACGAAGAAAAAGAAGTACTAGCAAAAGTACAAAATCCGTTACCAATGAACAGTTTCCCTGAAAGAGAACAATTCGTTATCGAAGGACTTATTAGAAAAGCTCTAATAACTAAAGTTAATCGTAATGGAATGATTGTGGTAGTTGCTAATGAACCCGACTAAACTTAAAGCAGACTTAGACGACATAATGGAAAGTGGACTCAAGAGAGTTCATATGCCATACGTAAAAGGTAAAGGTAAGTCAGTACGCATAAAGAATACGATATTTAGAGAATCCAAAAAAGAAGGTGGGTTCATACTATTTGATGTTAAGACACATAAAAGAATTGCTACAACCTTTAGTAAACGTGGAGCAATAGCATACTCTAAAGCAAGAGCTAGAAATAACCCAAATCTAGAAGTAGAGGTGCTTAGATTGGATCAAAACCTGGGTAAACACTATATGGACAGTATTTTCCATAAGCATACTATAGAGTCTACAGACGATGAATTCCGTAGAGAAGCCGCGGAAATGCGGTTTGAACTAGCTAAAGACCATACTTGGGATTATATTTGCCAATTAGACGAGTATGTATTCGACGATTGATGATAAATAACTATAACAGTTAGGAACAAGAGATATGAAAATAACAGAACTTAAAATTGTATCAGCTAAAGACTTAAATGAGTCACTAGCAAAAACATTCGGAACAAAGTTACGTTTAGATGATTTTACTAATGAACAGCTAGAAGATGCACGTAATAGATTACGTACACAGCTATCAGCAGTTGAAACTAATGAAAGTTTTGATACTGTACATACTAGCGATGCTTACCAAAAAGGCAGAATGTTCCTAGACGTTATTAATCAAGAAATTGCAGAAAGATCAAAAGCAAAACCAGACTTTATTGACGCTGACAAAGATGGCGACAAAAAAGAACCAATGAAAAAAGCAATCAAAGACAAAGAAGCTAAAGAAGAAGTAAAAGAAGGTGCTGAAGAAGAAGCTACTTTGGTTATGGCGGCTAAAGACATGGTTGACAGAATTACAGGCTGGATGGAAGACACAGCAGAAATGCAAACTGAATCAATGCTAGAATTAGGCGATAAGATCAGAGACGAACTTGGTTCTGAAAAGAGCGAAGAATTCATTAATACTGTAAAACCAGCATTAGAAAATCTATATACAGTTTTTGAAACTACAAGAGAAGCAATGACAGGTGGCGTAGCTATCGTAACAGGCGAAGGCGCTCCGGCAACTATGGGAACAGACCCTGAGGCTCCTGCAGAGGATCCAGTTGCAGATATGGAACCAACAGTTGATGCGGACGCAGGTGCTGAACAAGAACCAGTAGCAGATGAATTCGGAGCAAGTGAACCAGCAACAGGCGGTGAAGAAGTTGCAGATAGAGAAAAACGTGAATCTGTACAAAGAAGCAGACGCTTAGGCCAAATGCTTACTGACTCAAAAAAAAAGACTAACGAAACTTCAAAAAAAAAGACTTCAGTAAAGTAACTGAGGCAACAAATTCCAAAGACGCACTCGTTCAAATTTTTAGAAACACTATAGGTAGTGCTGATTCTCAAGATCAGCCTGCCTATCTTTCATTCGAAGCACTTAACCAATTAATGCAAAATATGGATATGCAACAGTTTGACTATGATGGATTCAAACAAATATATGATGCCAATCCAGAATTAGCAAATCTAGTAAAGAACTTTGATGAAAAAGGTGTTAGCCTTTCTACTAAAAAAGAAGCTGATGCTGATGCACCAGTCCAAAGTAATGCTCCCGACCAAGTAGACCAAATGGCGAAACGAGCAACCAACGCCAATCTTTAATTGACATTTTAGTTTTTTTGTTATATACTATTAGGTAATGAGGTATAACAATGAGCGAAGTAAAGATCGTTCCAAACCTAGTTTGGAAATATAATTACACACCCGGATTCGATGTAGACTCATTTTTAGATTACCAATCTAAAGAAGCGGAGTTTCATCAAACAGAAGCAGATGGTGGCAAGTCAACTGCTGGCCATCCTAACCCACCTCATATGTGGGAGTGCAATCAAGAATTTATGACTTGGTTACGACCCAAGATAGAAATTTGTTTACGTGAATGGGACGTTCAGTATACAGACGTTGTCGCTACGGGTAGTTGGACTAACATACATAATATCAATGCTCATACATTACCTCATGATCATGGTTCAACTAACGTAGTGGTTTCGGCTTATGTACAAGTTCCAGAAGATAGTGGTAACTTAATGTTCGAACAATTAATGAGAACTAACTGGACACACTACTCACGTATACCTGAGAAAACAATACATGACTACTGGAAAGAAGTTAATGTAAATACAAATGACGTGTTACTTTTCCCTGGCTGGTTAACACACAAAACACAGGCAAGTAAAAGTAATGGAAATAGAATAACCTTTACTATCAATTGCGATGGTAGAGACAGAAGTAATATAGTATTATGATAGTAGATAGATCAAAAGAAGAAATAATAAAAGAGATAGAACAAGTAGTAGAATCTAAAATTAAACCAGCAGTGGCAGGGCATGGAGGAGTAATAGAACTACAAAACTTTAATGAGGAAACCGGAATAGCGACTATGTTGTTAAGTGGTGCTTGTTCAGGCTGTGCTAGTAGTACAGTAACATTAAAACTTGGCGTAGAGAATATGCTTAAACATTATATCCCAGAAGTAAAAGGAGTTGAAGGTATGGACGATCCTAACTTTAATGATCCTTATTATACAAGTTGGGAACACCCCTGGGTAGATGAAAGGCGGGAAGATGGCGACGGAAAAGACTGAACACATAGCACCTGAGAATTTTGCAAATAGAAATCCTAATTCAAATACGGAATTTCATAGTGCAATGAATCAATGGATTATAGATACGAAATGTCCTTTTTATGATGAGTTCTTAACATTATTTGAGAACGAAGAATTTAGAGGAGAAGACGAAGCTAGAATTAAAACTACATTTAGAGGATATCAATATGATGTAACTCCTAAAAACTTACCAGAGTGGGGAGGTAGTGTAGTACGTTCAGATAAAATGAATCCAGACACGCCAGAACAAAAAGGCTTTCCTAGTTCACAAACATTAAACGAAACAGAATTTGATATTAATAAAGATAACAAAGGATCAAACTTTCCACCAATAGATCAAAGTAAGTTTGATAAACTTAATTGGGATAAGTTACTTGACTGGGTAATGAAACAAATTAGAAAAAATAGAATTCCAGTAAAAAATATTAAAGTTAGTAAGTGTTGGTGTGTTGATTATGATGACGGAGGTTATCAAGCAATACACAATCATGGTCCACTATGTATTAGTATGGTAATGGCCATGGACGCACAACCTACAACAGGTACTAACGAACAATCAGCAGACAATGGTATGTTATATACATTAATGCCTAACCCAGATGGAACACAGGTAATGACACAGTTTGGACCTTATCCGGGTAGAACAGTTATTATGGACGGCAGGGTATGGCATGGTGTTTATCCTGCAAAGAAACCACGTAGAACATTTGTTGTTGACTTTGACTTTGAATACTTTGCACCAGATGAAACACTTCCTGGTATGGTACATACACTAGACCCTGACAGGCACGACTGGATGAAAGATGGACAATAATTACTTTGCTTCTGGACAGTTTTTAATAGAAACTGAATACGAACATTACGACACTATGCACAAGGTAATGTTAAACTCCTTCACAGAAACAACAGAGTATCCAGACAGAACACAAAACAGTATAGACTTAAATTCTATATCACTTGATTATGTTATGTGGGTCTTAAAGAAAATACAAGCATTAAATATTCCAATAGAACATATTGAACCAGACCAGTCTTGGTATATTACATATAACCCATATGGTTATCAAGGCATACACAATCACACTAACAAAACAAATTTAATTAGTACAGTTATGTATTTTGATAATAAAGAAGAAGAAGATATGTTTACACAAGACGGATGTCTTGTTACAATGTTGGCACACCCTAATACACAAATTGAATTTCATGAGTTTCCACCTAGTCCAGGAAAGACTATTATTATGAACGGAAATGTTAATCATGCAACTTATCCTTACAAGCACAAAAGACGTTGTCTTGTAATTAATTTTAAAGCAAAATGGAGCGAGGCTAATGAGTCTAATCAAAAAGAAGTTTGACTATAAAGAGTTAAAGAGAGAATCCGTAGACGGAAAAAGGCTTTATGCTTGTCCCGATGGAAATAAGGTTGCAAGTGTAACAACTATATTAAGCAAAACTAAAGATATGACAGCTATTAATAACTGGCGTAAAAGAGTAGGTGAAGCAAAAGCACAAGAGATTGTTACAGAAGCCGCAAGTGTTGGTACTCGTATGCACAAATTCTTAGAAGATTATATTGACACAGGAGAATGGCCTAAAGCAGGTAGTAATCCTTTTAGTCAACAAGCAAATAGTATGGCTAGTGTTATTAAAGATAACGCAGTAGCTAATATTAACGAAATATGGGGTTCTGAGGTAGCATTATACCACCCGAAGATTTATGCCGGTACTACAGACCTCGTAGGCGTGTTTAACGGCGTGGAATGTATCATGGACTTTAAACAAACAAACAAGCCTAAAAAAGAAGAATGGGTAGATGACTATAAATTACAGTTAGCCGCCTATGCCTTAGCCCACAATGAAGTATATGGTACTAAAATACAAGAAGGCCACGTTTTTATGTGTTCTCGTGATGGACAGTATCAGCAATTTGACCTATGGCCAGACGATTTTAAACATTGGGAGTCAAAATGGTGGGATCGTGTGTATATGTACTATGACCGTTTCGCATAAATACAATGTATAAGGAGCAAGTAAGTGGCGATAGTACAAATTTCAAGAATACAAGTACGTAGAGGTCAAAAGAACGTTGGATCAGGCGTACCACAATTAGCAGGTGGTGAGTTTGGTTGGGCAGTTGATACTAGAGAACTTTACATAGGTAACGGATCTGTTTCAGAAGGATCTCCAGCAGTTGGTAATACAAAAGTACTAACTCAGCATGATAACTTATTCAGCTTCGCAGATCAATATACATATCAAAAAGAAATTACTACAATGCAAACAGGCGCAACTGCTATGTTGCCTGTTACAAGAACACTACAAGAACGTTTAGACGAAGAAGTAAGTGTTAAATCTTATGGTGCTACAGGTGATGGATCAGATCAAACAGTAGTATTACAAAGAGCTATTGATCAATTATATCTTAATACTGCAACTAAAGGTTCAACTGCAAGTAGAGTAACATTAACTATACCAGCAGGTGAATACTTATTAAGTGCAAGTTTGAAACTTCCACCTTACGCAACATTAGTTGGTGCAGGAAAAGATAAAGTAAAAATTACACAAGGTGGCAACGTTCCTATATTTGAAACTGTTAACTCAGGATCAACACCAGGAAGTTATGCACAAGACAGTTCAAGTACAACGTTAACTCAAGCACAAAAGATTTTGTTAAAGGGTATGACTTTAGTACAAAATACTACAAACACAGGTATATTACTAACTTCATGTAAAGAAAGTACATTCGAAGATTTAGAAATACAAGGAACTTGGGCAAGTGGCGGAGTACCAGGAGCAAACCAAATTGGTATTAAAATGGTTAGTTTGTCAACTGCTGTTTCTTGTAATAGAAATACATTTAAAAATATTAAATTTAAAAGCAATGGTTACGGAGTACGTTCAGATTACGACGTAGTAGAAAACGTTTTTGACAAGTGTGAGTTCGATACGTTAAGATACGGAATTGCTTGGGGTGAGTCTACAAACATAGGTCAAACAGGAATGGCGACTGGACCGCAACGTAACGTAGTTACAACGAGTGAATTCCACGACATAGATAGACAAGCTCTTTGGGTACATAAAGGAAACTTTAATACTTCACACAATAATAGATATATAGGTGTTGGAAACAATGGTGGTAACGAAGGTAATGCTACTTACAGTATTATTAAATTTACAGATGGTACTGCTCTTTCTAACTCATCTACTGCTGATTGGTTTGACAGAACATCTAGTTTAAGTTATGATCAAAACTTTATGTCAGGATATGCTTATGTTCCAGAAGTAGAAGGACCAGGCGTATTTGATAACGAATTTAGTTACAGATTTCCTGTAACACAACAAAATACTGCAACAAGAGTTTTAAGAGTACCAGGTTACTCTACTAGAGGTGTTGTAGTTGACTACATTTACAAAAGTTCATTAGTTAATGCAGTTAGAGAAGGTACACTAGATATTGTATGTAACCTTGCAGACAATACAACAAAGATTACAGATGACTTTACATACTCAGGTGCATCAACTTACGAATTAAATTTAACATTTAGTTGTGAATTAACAGACGAAGACTCCAATGGAGCAAGAGACACAGTAGTTATATCAATGAAGAACACGACTACAAGTGACACAGGCGATATATTATTCAAAGTAAGATACAAAACTTAATATGCCAAATGACAATTACGAGGTTAAACTCGTTAACTGGACTAAATTTAGAGAACAACTAGAGGTAAGTCTCAACCCATATCAAGATGTTGTAGACTATTACAACAAATTACCCCGTTCAAAGTTAAGTGTTGACCCATGGGACCAAGCTACTTGGCCTACTCCTTGGGAACTACTTGCTCAAAACAGCATTTGCGACTTGACAAATAGCCTCGGAGTATGTTACACTTTACAATTAACTAATAGGTTTTCTCGAAGTAATTTCGAGATACATATTGTTAGAGACCACGATAATGAGGAGTATTGTTATCCTGTTTGTATCGAAAATAATATTTTGTGCTACAACTACAATGAGGTTGTTCAAAAGACTGAATTACCCACAAACTTTGTTTCACAACGCATTTATAAGATGCCCTGGCTACAATAAATACATTATCAATTAGGAATTAAATTTTAACTAGGAGCACGTAGAATGTCAAATGGCGTTGGTATACAAATCAAAAAACGCGATGGTTCAGTAGAACCCCTAGACATTAATAAAATTCATTTTGTTGTTGAAGAAGCCACCGAAGGGCTAACAGGAACAAGTGCCTCACAAATTGAAATGACGGCTAATATTCAATTTTATGATGGAATGTCTACAGAAGAAATACAAGAGATACTTATTAAGTCTGCTAACGATCTGATTACGTTGGAAAATCCCAACTATCAATACGCCGCGGCAAGATTATTACTTTACCCTATCTATAAAGAAACGTTTGGTCAGTACAATCCGATTTCATTACTTAAAATTATAGATAGAAATATAAAAGGCGGAGTCTACGACGAGTCTATTAAAGAAAAATATACTGAAACAGAATTAAAACAACTCAACAAATACATCAAACATAATAGAGATGAAAACTTTACCTATGCAGGGCTAAGACAAATTGTTGACAAGTACCTTGTACAAGACAGAAGTACAGGAGAAATATACGAATCACCACAAGTTATGTATATGATGATAGCGGCAACATTATTTGCTGACTATCCTAAAGAAACACGTATGCAATATGTAAGGAGATATTATGATGCGACCTCACTTTTTAAAATCAATATCCCGACGCCAATCATGGCCGGTGTACGTACTCCTCTTAGACAGTTTGCTTCATGTGTTCTTGTTGATACTGATGACACCCTTGATTCTATTTTTTCGAGTGATATGGCCATTGGTAGATACACGGCACAAAGAGCAGGGATAGGAATTAATGCAGGACGTATTAGAGCTATCAATTCTAAGATACGAGGTGGTGAGGTAGCACACACTGGCTTGATTCCGTTTCTAAAAAAATTCGAGTCAACTGTAAGATGTTGTACGCAGAATGGAGTACGTGGTGGTAACGCAACTACTCACTTCCCTTTATGGCATTATGAAATAGATGATATCCTTGTACTAAAAAATAATAAAGGTACAGAGGATAACAGAGTACGTAGATTAGATTATTCAATTCAACTGAATAAATTAATGTACGAAAGGCTCTTACAAGACGCCGACATAACTCTTTTCTCACCACACGATGTACCAGATTTATATGAGGCTTTCTATGCCGACCAAAAGTTGTTTGAAGAATTATATGTAAAATATGAACGTAAAACTTCTTTGAGGAAACGTAAGATTAAAGCAATGGAATTGTTTTCTGCTCTAATCAAGGAGAGAGCTGAAACAGGACGTATCTATTTAATGAACGTTGATCATTCTAATACACACAGTTCATTTAAAGACACAGTATATATGAGTAACTTATGTCAAGAGATTACACTTCCTACTAAACCTTTACAACACATTGATGACCCAGAAGGAGAAATTGCATTATGTATTCTTTCTGCTATTAATGTTGGAACACTAAAAGACTTAGATGAGTTACAAGACTTATGTGGTTTGGCAGTAAGAGCTTTAGACGAAGTTATTGATTATCAGAAGTATCCAGTGAAAGCCGCAGAGGTTAGCACTAAAGCTAGACGTTCACTAGGAGTAGGATACATTGGACTTGCACATTATCTAGCAAAACAAGGTTGTAAGTATTCAGATAAGAAAGCACTTACTAAAGTACACGAACTATCTGAAGCATTTCAATATTATTTGTTAGTAGCAAGTAACGAATTAGCAAAAGAAAAAGGAAAATGTGAGTACTTTGATCGCACTAAATATAGTGATGGCATTATGCCGATTGACACATATAAAAAGGAGTTGGACGAAGTATGTTCAATAACATTAAAATATGATTGGGATTCTCTTCGCAAGGACATATCAGCCCATGGTCTACGGCACAGCACATTGTCCGCACAAATGCCTTCGGAGAGCAGTTCCATTGTGTCGAACGCCACAAACGGAATCGAACCACCTAGAGGATTCTTGTCCGTTAAAAAGAGTAAAAAAGGGCCTCTTAAGCAGATTGTTCCGCAGTATACTACATTAAAAAATAATTACACTTTGTTATGGGATATGCCTAGTAACGAAGGCTACATAAATATCGTAGCAGTAATGCAGAAGTTCTTTGATCAAGCCATTAGTGGTAATTGGTCATATAACCCAACTCACTTTGAGAACAATGAAGTTCCAATGAGTGTTATGTTACAAGATATGTTAACAACTTACAAGTATGGTTGGAAAACATCTTACTATCAAAACACTTACGATTTCAAGTCTGATCCAAGTGAAGAGGAAATTAAAACGGAGACTACAAATTCTTTTGAACCACAAGTTGGACTTCCAGATGGTAAACCACTAGAAGATGAAGAAGAAGTATGTGACAGTTGTGCTATATAGGAAGGATCAATAAGTGGCAAAAACAGTATTTAACAGAGAAAAAGTAGACTTTACAAAGAGCACCATGTTCTTTGGACCCGATCAGAATACACAAAGGTATGATGTATTCAAATTTCCAGTATTTGATAAATTAAATCAAACAATGCTAGGTTACTTTTGGAGACCTGAAGAGGTTTCATTACAAAAGGATAGAAGCGATTATGCAAATTTTCGTCCTGAGCAAAAACATATCTTCACGGCAAATCTAAAATACCAAACACTATTAGATAGTGTACAAGGTAGAGGACCATGTTTAGCTTTCTTACCACACGTAAGTATACCTGAACTAGAAGGTTGTATTGTTACTTGGGATTTCTTTGAAACTATACACAGTCGTTCTTATACACACATTATGAAGAACGTATATGCTGACCCTAGTGAAGTATTAGATACTATATTAGAAGATGATAAAATTATTGAACGTGCAATTAGTGTTACTAAAAACTATGATGCGTTCACAGAAGCCGCGGATAAGTTTATACACTTAAAGAAAGGCACAATGAGAGATGTTAAGAAGAAGTTGTTCTTAGCGATGATGAACGTAAACATCTTAGAAGGATTACGTTTTTATGTTTCTTTTGCTTGTACCTTTGCATTTGGTGAACTAAAACTTATGGAAGGTTCTGCAAAGATTGTTAGTTTAATAGCTAGAGATGAAAGTCAACACCTTGCATTAAGTTCACACATAATTAAGAACTGGATGCGTGGTGAAGACGATAAAGAAATAGCCTCTATTGCAAAAGAGTGTGAAGCTGAAGTTTATGAAATGTGGAAGACCTGCGTTGAAGAAGAAAAGGCTTGGGCACATCATTTAATGAAAGATGGATCTATTATTGGTCTTAATGAAAAACTATTAGGAAACTATGTAGAATATATTGCTAACAGAAGACTTAAAGCATTAGGATACAAACCTATATTTGATACACCATCAACACAGAATCCTCTACCATGGACACAGCATTGGTTGAGTTCTTCAGGATTACAAGTAGCACCACAAGAAACAGAAGTTGAAAGTTATATTGTTGGTGGTATTAAACAAGATGTCAGTACTGACTCACTAAAAGGATTTAAACTATAATGGAAACTAAACAAGCTACACCTAGTACTACCGTTGTATATTCTAAACCTAATTGTCCTTCTTGTGTAAAAGCAAAGATGTTATTAGATAACAAGAAGATTCCTTATACTGAAAGTGTAATTGGAAAGGATATCCAAGTTGAAACTTTAATAAAAGAGTTTGAACTGAATAACTTACCTATGCCAAGAACTGCTCCGCAGATTATACTACACGGTAAGTATGTAGGAGGGTATGAACAATTAGTTGAGGTTATGGAAAATACAGGAATGAACCACAACCACTAGGAGAAATTATGTTAATTGAACCAGCATACAAAGTAGGAGATGTTATTACAATTAAACTTACATCAGGTGAAGAACTTGTAGGTAAGTTTGAAGCAGATGACGACAAGACTATTAAAGTAAACAAACCACTTACACTAGTTGCTAGTGAAAAAGGGATTGGCTTACAACAGTTTTTGTTTACTGCCGATATGGGTAAATCATATGTTATTAAACATCAAGCGATTACTTTAGTACACAAGACACGTTCAGAATTTGCAGACGCATATACCAAGCAGACAAGTAATATTGTACAAGCACCCGCTGGTATGGCAGATCTAGTTCGTAAATAAATACTTACATGACAATACCAATTCATAGAGATACAGACCCTCGAGTTTGTGGAGCAAGTACAAATGTTGCAGGACAAAGTACAGTTTTCGCAAATAACTTATTAGTAAGTGTAGATGGAGATCCAAATTCACATGGTGGAGGATCTTTAAGTGCTGGATCCAATAAAGTCTTTGCTGGAGGTATTGCAGTAGTAAATCACTCTCCAGATGGTGCAAGTCCAGACGCACTTTGTCCAATTCCCCCACATTGTGGTCCAGATACAGCAGGTGGATCACCAAATGTATTCGTTGGCGACTAGTATTTCGCCAATTACGGCACCTACAAGCCACAATTTAACGTAAATAACATAAAATAAAATAATTAATTAAGAACAAGGAGAATAATTATGTCAACTATTCATGAACAAATACTTTCTGAAATGGAAAGCTACGTAAAAGAGTCAGAATCATTCGATACTAAAAATGTAAAAGCCGCGGCGGCAAGAGCTCGTAAGGCTTTAGGTAACTTAGGTAAACTTTCTAAGGAACGTAGAAAAGAAATCCAAGAAAAGAAAAACTCTTTATAAAATTTTTGGTTTGCAATATAGGACTTCCTCGTTTGGGGTTAGTCCTATACTTGTGATAGGCACCCAGGCACACAATAAAAATATCACTTAATTACATCAACAAATTAATAAATACTCTAGTAGGAAGTATTACAAAATCTACTAAACAATCTAAGGATAATAGACACAAACATGAGTGAGAGAATAGTTGGAAAACTGAAGTGGTTTGACGCTAAAAAGGGTTACGGGTTTATAACTCCAGATGATGGCGGACAAGACGTGTTCGTACATATATCTGCTTTTGAAGGTGCACAGATCACAAACATCTCGAACAAGATGCTATTAGAGTTTGAACTTGTTGATAACAGGGGAAGAATGATAGCAGGAAATCTTGTCCGCCCTGATAACTTCAATAGATAAATTTTAAATCGATTTAAAAGGCTTTGGAGTTCCGTCTGAGCCCATAATCATTTCGCCAGTATCTGCGAATGCTCCACACATACGACCATTTGATCCAGGTCCATAATATCTAACGGGTTTAACTTCAATCATCTCGCCATCACGTTTAGCTTCTCTTTTGTAATGAACGGACTTTGGCCCTCTTACTTTATGCCCAGCCATATTACTTTCCTATTTTTTTAGATCTGCCTATTGGTAACTTAATTGTTTTAGTTAACTCTTTACCTTTTTTGCCGACCCAGGATACAACTGTTGATGTAACCTTTGCACCGCCTTGGAATGACTTTACAGCCTTCTTCCAACCCATAGCAGTTACTTCTTTTATTTCTTCACCATCTGTGAATTTGAATATTCTATTTTTTGGCATTGTTTTTCCTTTGACATTAGTTATCTCTTTTCCTATAATAGTAGCATATTAAGGCTAAATATTACTGTAATTGATGACAGCAACGTATGTCACAAGAGCAGGACCCGGGTGCGATACCCGGCTACTCCACCATTTCAATACACCCCCTACGGGGTAGAAATAGGATCGACTGGCTTGTTAAGGTTGAACGAGATTACCGGGATGTAAGCTCCGTTAACGCGAACAAACGTTATAGATGCAAACGATAATGCACTAACCAACGTTACTTTCGTAGATTTTTCTGCGCCAGTAACTGCGGTAAATGAGGATTTTGCCCTAGCGGCATAATCACTCGGGGTTGGCAACGTACCTAGCAACAGAAACGTTGCGTCTATTTCTACATAGACAAAGCCTATAATACTTTTAGAATACTACAAATAAATATCTAGCTAGGTGAGAAGGAGTAAGTAGAATGCCACCACGCAATCATAGAAATTGGTTAGCAGAACCAAAAGTAGAATATATTAGTAGCGAGTGCTATAACAATCAAGACATACACGATAAAGAACAAGAACAAATCTTTAGTAAGGTTTGGATACCTATGTGTCATAAAAGTGAACTACCAAATGAGTTAGACTTTAGAACAACACAGATAGCAGGTGTTAATGTTCTTGTATATAATACAGGCAAAGGATTTAAAGCATATCGTAACTATGGTAATCAAACACCAGCAGGAACATTAGGAGCACCTATTGTAACTGTTGAACCACAGTTGCATTTGGAAGTAAAGCACGGAGGTATGATATGGGTAACATTAAACCCTGAACCTGATCAAACTGTAGAACAATGGACAGCAGGTGCATTTGATTGTATAGCTGATGCTATTGATACAGAGGAATTAGAAGTATTCCATTATCATAAAGCAATCATTCCTACTAACTATAAACTATGGCACGATACTAACAGTGAATTTTATCATGACTTTATGCACTACTTCAATCGTGTAACAGGATTTAATGATGAATACTTTGCTCGTAAGAATATTGCGTTCGATAACGGCCACGTTAATGTTAGTTCTTTTACTGTCAACTATACAGAGTTTGATAAGGAAGGTGATAGAGGAGAATTAAGTTTTCCTAACTTACCGCCCAATCAATGGTATATGGTTGACTTATTTCCTGGCTTTAACTTTAACCTACGTGGTAGTGCATATCGTTCAGATAGTGTAACTCCTTTAGGACCTAATAGTGTACTAATTGAATTTAGAGGATACGGACTAAAGAAAGATACACCAGAAGAAAGACAAACTCGTATTAGACACCATAATACTATTTGGGGACCTTTTGGTAGAAACTTACACGAAGACTTGCTAGGCGTTACAGGACAAGGTGCATCAATGGCTCCAGGTACTGAACGTAGAAACATTTTACATGGTAGACACGAGAATCATACTATACACGATGAAGTTGGTATGCGTCATTATTACGCCGAATGGGGTAAGTATTTAGAAGTTAATCCATCAAATCCATTATTAGGTTGACAAGCCATAGCAACTCTGCTATAATAGTTCTAGTAAGTTCAATTAGTATGGAGTGTGTGACATGACACCTATAGAAATTTGGTTGGGCGTTATAGTGGTAGGAGCCGTTATAAATGCAATAGATCCAAGTTTGCTTATAGTCTGTATATCAGGCTGTGGATAACTAATTAAACTATGGGGCACTAGCTCAGTTGGGAGAGCGCCTGATTTGCATTCAGGAGGTCGTGGGTTCGATTCCCTCGTGCTCCACCACTTAAAGTGGTCCCTTCGTCTATCGGTTAGGACAGCGGTTTTTCATACCGCAAAGAGGAGTTCGATTCTCCTAGGGACTACCACTAAAATAGTGGGGGTGTAGCTCAGTTGGTTAGAGCGTCCGCCTGTCACGCGGAAGGCCGAGGGTTCGAGTCCCTTCACTCCCGCCACGTTTTTTCGCCTAGATGATAAATACCTAGACAGAAGAAACACAGTCAAGTTTTTTTTTGACTTAAATTTTTTTTGACGTATAACTCAAAAAGGAAAAAAGAAATGACGCAATTAATAAACCCGAGTAAATTTACGAAGACAGTTGGCCTTTTAAGGTCATTTTTTTTGAATAAAGGATTTGAAGAAGTACACACACAAAACAGATTAAGCATACTGGCGGCGTGTGAAGATCCTTTTAATGTAGCAACATACAATTATGCAGGACAAGTTTGGCCGTTACCGCAAACGGGCCAGATGTGGCTAGAATACGAATTACTTACACGCCCCTCTTCGAAGGGGTTTTTTTGTGTCTCCACTTCCTACAGACAAGAACCTAATGCAATACCAGGTAGACATGATATAATATTTCCAATGTTTGAATTTGAAATGCCAGGTGACATAGATGATCTTAAAAAGATGGAATACGAACTATGTCAACACTTAGGCTTTAAGATGCCCACAGAAAAAACTTATGCCGAATGGCAAGAAGAATACGGCATTGAAGGAGAGCTAACGGCAGAGCATGAAACTAAAATGTTTGAAAACTATTATACAACTATGATTACAGACTTCCCAGAGTTTACAAGTCCTTTCTGGAACATGAGTAGAAATACTGATGGTACAAGTAAAAAGATAGATGTAATACTAGGTGGAATGGAAACAATAGGTAGTGCAGAACGTTCAACTGATGTAGAGCAAATGCGAGATACTTTCCATACAATTACTGAAGGTGCTTACAGTAACTTACTGTTTGACAAGTTTGGTAAAGAAAGAGTAGAAGAAGAACTAGAAACGTTCTTAAAACACGACTTCTTTCCAAGAGTAGGTGGTGGTATAGGAATGACACGTATGATAAGTGCATTAGATAGACTAGAGAACCCAGAGACAAGAGTAGAGCAAATGGCATCGTTAACACACGATCCAGTGGCGGCTTGTTAATGGCTTACGATCCTAACAATCCTTTAACATTACACTATATTACAACAGGTGCTATATTGCCTGAAAAGAAAGAAAACCCAAAAGTTGTTAAGAAAAGGAAACGTAAAGATATTAAAAAGTACGTTGAACTATTAAAGAGGATAGTAAACGTAAAATAACGATCTGGGGTGGTGGAATTGGTAGACACGTACGATTGTTTCTCGTATGGCTAAATGTACTGCAATATATTTAACCGTGTAGGTTCGAGTCCTACCCCCAGAGCCAAATGGGTCCTAACGTAACATCTGTTGCTTTTTGGTAAATAACTGCATAGTTAATCGAAAGGAACAATTATGGCAAGGATGCACAGTGGATATACTGAACACGTAAGTCAACCTAAAAAAACTTCCCAAGCTGGACGCAAAAGATCTTGTAAATTAGCGTCTATGAATAAGAGTAAAAAAAGAAGCCTTAAGTTCTATAGAGGTCAAGGAAGGTAATAAGAATGTACGAGTACAGATGTAAAGTTCTTAGAGTTGTAGACGGAGATACAGTTGATGTGGACATTGACTTGGGCTTTGGTGTATGGATGAAAAAAGAACGTGTTCGAATGATGGGGATTGATACTCCAGAATCTAGAACAAGAGATAAAGTAGAAAAAAAATTTGGTTTAGCATCTAAGAAATATGTTAAAGATGTTATGCCAGTTGGTTCAAGTCAAGTCCTTAAAACAGAAATAGATAGAAGTGGCGAGGATAAGAAAGGTAAGTTTGGTCGCATACTTGGCGACTTTATTATCGATGGTAAGAAACTTACTAAACAAATGATCACTGATGGTTATGGTGTTGCTTATCATGGCCAGAATAAAGACGAAGTAGCAAAGAAACATTTAAGTAATAGAGAACGCCTAATTAAAGAAGGAAAGGTTACTGTTTAAATGTTAAAAATACTTGTCGTCGTGTTGATGGTAGGTGTTACTGAAACCGGAGGAAGAGATTTATACGTTTTCACTGACCCTGTATTTGAAACCGTCGAAGAATGTAAAGAATGGGCTATGACAAATCCTGGTCCAATCATAATGGAAACTGCTGAACACTATGGCAGAAGACCAATCGAGAATGTGTTCTGCGTTCCCGAAGAAAGTTTAAAAGAACAACTAGAGCTAGGCCGTCCAAAAGCTATCAAGGGGTTGCAAATTTAGTTTACCATTTTAGTTGACAAAGTACTAGGTACTATGTTATATTTAAAACAATGGAACTATTTCTCGGAATAATATCTTTATTAACTGGAGTTGTATTATTAGGTTGGACGACATCAATGCCATTAGATCATGAATGGTATGATACTGCCCTTACTTTTGGTGCATTTTTTGTAGCTATACCATTTCTTATAGGTAGGTAACATGACTAGGATTAATTTAGTTGACCCAGGTGATTTGTCAGATCAACACTTGGTTGCAGAATACAGAGAGATCTTTATGGTCGGCCCTGCATTACAACGATCATTAAAATCCAAAAACGGATTAACGGACATTCCAAAAGAATTCACACTAAACAAAGGACACGTCAAGTTCTTTTATAATAAAGGCAAGTATCTACATAAAAGATACAAAGAGCTTATTGCAGAAATGAAACGTAGAGGTATGAAGCCTGATCCTACTCGTAAATTCAAAACAGAACAATGGCCTAATGAGTTATACAAGGATTGGACACCTAAAGATCAAGACATTACTATTATTAGAGAACGCATACAACAACGTATTAACCAAAAACCATATTGGTATCGTTGGTCACAACACGGGATAACTTAATATGTTTCATTTAGCACAGGGTCTAACTACTCTTAATACCAAAAAACGTAAAAAGAAAAAAGTAACTTTAAGTATGCTATCCAAATATGAAGTTAATATGAGAAAGCATAATAAAGAAATGAAACGAATTGGTTGTCATAACCTTGTAATGAATATAAAAGAATATATTAATTATTGTCAAGGTAATTACAAACCAAAAAATAGAGAGCAAAGAGTTATATCGGAACCATGGCACCAATCGGGCAAGTCCTTTGAACGTCCAAAAGAACATATCAAATCACATACTAGCAAGAAAGGTTTTGAACCTGCACTCAAAAGAGAACCAATGCAATACACAGGAGAACGTAGATTGGTTGGCATAGCAACTATGCACAAATCAAATATGGTTCCAATTTTTGCAGATGACGATGATAAGACAGGATCAAAACAAGCAACCGAAATCGCAACAATGCGAAGAAATTAACTTTTTGGCAAAATAAAGGTTGACTCTAGCCACATTCGGTGTTATAGTATATACATAATGAACAAAAACTTACGGAGGCTTAAATGAAAGGCATTAAAAATCTGTTACTTGTTGGTGCATTAGCAATCACAGTATCAGCTTGTTCAACAATGACGACCGTCGTAGAAAAACAAAACGACGTAGTACCAAATTGGTATATGAAGTGTAAAGATACTGGAACCGAAGGTTGGTTTTGGTGGTCTAAAGATTACTACTATGCTTGTGGTAGTGGAGTAAGTGGATTTAAAGAAGCCGCTTATGACAAAGCCATACAGTTAGCGAAAACTAAAATTGCTGACAGAATTAATGGTGCAGTAAATAAGAGAACAACTATTGAGTATAACGATAGTGGTACTGAAGAAGGAATGGTATCTACTACTCAATCTCAAGTATTAGTTGTTAATAAAATCACAGATACAGTAGTAAGACACTATTCTTCAAATGAAGGTTACTTGTATAAAAGAAATGGCAAGTATTACCACTTCATTATGGTGAAGATTGATAAAGAGATAGTAGACCAATTAGTCGCAGAAGCGGTGGCTGTTAGGTCGTCTAATGTAAAAGTAGACACTAACTCAATCAATAAATCTGCTAAACAAATCGACTAGGAGTTCGCAATGAAAAATCTTCTATACACACTAGCTCTGGTATTACTATGTACCGCCTGTAGTGCTACGGGTAATAAGCTAACACTAGAAGAAAGCGGTCACCAGTATTGTGATACAGAAAAAACTATTACTGATACTAACGGTAGTACAAATAGTAAACAAATCACCAAATGCACAGACAATCCTGTAAAAAAGCTCTTACCCCCGAAAATGGGTATGGGCAAACAATGTCGTGAGCATTGGTATAGTATAAACATAGGTGGCAAGATGGTTGACAGAAAAGGCTATGCTTGTCTATTTGAAGGGAAGGATTATGAGAGTAGTAAATGGTATATTGTTACTAGCCCTTATTAGTCTATTAGGTGCTTGTAGCTCAACAAGTGGAGTACAGACGTACAACACTAGCGATACTGCAAACTCTAGTGTACAATCTTCATATCAACCTAGCAACGGCTATGTAGGTGTTATTGTTAACTTAACTAAATGGCATTGGTACAGATTACCAGCACCAGATAGAATGAAACAAGAACAAGCTATGTACTTCTCACTAGACAATGCTGAGAATGGACAATCTACTAGTTGGTACAACAATGATACAGGAACAAACGGAGAGGTAATTGTTGCAAGTACCTATCCAATGGGAAGTGGTTATTGTAGAGTAGTTTTAAGTAAACTAAATTACAAAGGTAAATTAAGACACTTTAAAGAGACCGCTTGTAAAGAATCTGGCCATGATGGTTGGCGTTTTATAAGATAGTTTAACTGTTAAACTATTTTCTGAAGAAGGAGAAATTAGGCTAAATATGTTATACAAAGAATACAGAGGGAGCAGTATGTTACTAGGAATACTAACATTTCTATCTGCATTAACGATTAGTGCGGTAGCTATATACTATTCGGTCGCTGGATTGGCGGCAATTTTCGCGGCGGCTGTTATACCTATTATAATAATGGGTGTATCATTAGAAGTCGGTAAACTAGTCACGGCAGTATGGCTCCATAGACATTGGCAACGAGCAACCTGGTGGTTAAGAACTTATCTTGCCCTAGCAGTATTTGTATTAATGTTTATTACAAGTATGGGTATCTTTGGCTTTTTATCTAAAGCCCACATAGAACAAACATCAATGAGTCAAGAGCAAGTCGCTCTTATTGAAACCATCGAAGATAAGATGGCACGATCCGAAGGTAAAATAGAACGTTGGACATTAGAAATGGAACGTCTATTAGGTGGTGAAGATATTCGTGTTGATAACTTAATTGATCGTGAACAAAAAGAATTAGACAAAATTAATATATTAATTAAATCTGAAAAAGATGATGTAAGAATAGACTTTGATAAACAAATAGAATTACAGAACCAAAGACTAATACAAGCTAAAGAACGTAAAGACGCAGATATACAAGCGGCCAAAGATAGATTTGAAGGTTCATTTGGTGGCGGTGCGAAGTTTGATGAAGCAGTAGCACAAGCTAAAGCTAATGAATTAAGTGTGGCAAGTAATGCCCAAAAAGAAATAAAGAAAATTAATGCGGCCTTAAATGAAGCACTTGCTAAAGTTGATGCCAAGTATGCAGATGATATTAAAGCAATACAAGAGAGAATACAAGATTTACGTGGTCAAGCTAATGCTAAAACAGAAGACTTAGATGCTCGTGTAACAGAATTAGAAACATTCATTGATAAAGAACAAACTATTATTGATGGTGTTAGAGAAGAGAAGTTTGCTTACGAAAAGACTTACAGAAAACTTGAAGCTGAAGTAGGTCCTATTAAGTATATTGCAGAGTTTATATATGGTGAACAAGCAAACCAAGACTTACTAGAGTCAGCAGTACGTTGGGTTATTATAATAATTATATTTGTATTTGATCCATTAGCAGTATTACTTTTAATTGCTTCACAATATACATTCCAATACGTTAGAGAGGACAAGGGCCCGAAGTTGCCCCCAAAGTCCGATCCAGATCCAGAAAATCCTAACGACCCCCCAAGCGGTAAAGATACTTGGGAAGGTGAAGACATTCAACAATCATATAACACACCATATACCCACCCTGTAATTCAGGAAAAGATTGATAATCAAGCTATACAAGAAAAAGAAGATACTGAAGAAGTAGAACGTGAAGTAGAAAAACGTATAGAAGAAGTTGAAGAAGAAACAAAGCAAGAACTAGAAGAAGACCTAGAAAAAGTTGCTGAAGAAATAGAAGAAGAAGCTAAAGAAGAAGAAAAAACTGTAAGCGAACAGATGGAAGAAGAGCTAGAACCTCGTCCAGAGCCTAAAGTAGCAGAAGTTTTACCTTCAATTCCAGATGATGAAGAAATGCAAGAGGCTTTAGAAAAAGAAGATAATGTTATTGAAGAAGCACAAGATATTGAAAAATGGAATAAATGGGTAGAGGCGGCTGAAGAAGAAGTTGCTAAAGAAGATAAAGAAAAAGCAAAAGATAAAGAGTTTCCTGACACAGTCAACAGAATCTTTTATGGCGAAGAAGTTAAACAAATAGACGAAGCTCAAAAAAAAACGGTGAAGGGAACCAATTACATAACAAAGGTAAGCAACAAGCAAATCCGGGCTCAGACAAATCCGGAAGACTCAGACCCGACTTCACAACAGTCATAGAATCCGAAAATTACGTCCAAAACCAAGAACAAAGCCAAGACTCTATTTGGCAAAAGATTCAAGAAAATAAGTAATAGTATGAAAGAGCCAGTAATCAATTTGATCACGCCACCTGATAAACTGTTTAACGACAATAAGAGTTTCTTGTTAGTAAACCCTAGCGAAGTTATTAAAGAACAGTTTAATGAGTTAGCAAAACAAATTGGCAAAGACTTAAATGTTTATTTGTTTGATCAGAATGATTCACCGAATAGTATTTGGTTGCTGGATGTCGTAAATCAAGTTGATAATATTATATTAGATGTTGATGCTACTCGCAATGAGTTTGCATGGCTAGTAGGTTATCTTTTAAACTTTGACAAAACATACTACTTGACAAATCAAGAGGAAATGCCTTATAATATAATTAACAATCATAGGATTTATGATGTTAGAACGATTGTAGAGGAGAAGAACAATCTCAAGATTCAACAAGGACAAGCCTAAAGAAGGGCTTACTGTTAAAGTTCGTGGGAACGACTTTAATGGAGCATTAAGAAGATTTAAAAAGAAGGTAGCACAAGATGGTATTTTGCAGGAGTATAGAGACAAACAATACTACTCCAAGCCAAGTGAAAAAAGAGCAAGGGCTAAAGCGGCCGGAATTGCTCGTGCTAAAAAAGAAGAACGTAGAAGATTAATGGAGCATGGATTTTAGAATATGGAACTGAAAGCGGATTTATGGTTTCCTAGCATTGTATTTGCAGGTATTAACGAAGACATTAATCGTGGTGCTATAAAACAAATTGCACAGGCTTGGAAAAATAAAGAACCTGAACTTGCTGGTAACAGTAATGAAGGTGGTTGGCATAGTCGTAGTATTGAAAATATAGATTTACTACCGCCAGAGATACAACCTATCTTCAATCAAATGGTTATCGAATTTGATAAAGCTATTGATACTGTTAGAAACAATGTAGGGTTTCCTCCGCTGAAGTTACAAAACTTCTGGATTAATATTAATCCACCAGGAGCATATCATACTTTACATAATCATCAAGATGCTTTATTAAGTGGAGTATTTTATATAGACGTTCCAACAGAGAATATGGGCGACTTACAATTTTATAGAGATGACGATGCACAATATTATATTCCAGATAATTTAAGTTCATACAATACTATTACAAGTACTATGGCTACGTATCCGCCTAAGCCAGGTATGCTTGTTATTTTCCCAGCTTGGGTAAAACACGCCGTAAAACAAAATAGGTCGGATGCAGAACGTATAGCAATATCATTTAACTATGGAGCGAAATAATGAGAATTGAAGATGACATTAAACTAGACTACAAAGACGTCTTATTCAAGCCGAAGAGATCTAAATTAGAAAGTCGAAGAGATGTTGATCTTATTAGAACTTTCCAATTCCACAATAGTGGCAATCACTGGACTGGTGTTCCTATTATGTCAAGTAATATGGACGGAGTTGGTACATTTAGTATGGCTAAAGTATTACAAGATCATAAGATGCTAACTGTAATAGGTAAGCACAATTCATTTGAAGACTGGGAACAAAAGTCGCAAGGAATTAAAATGAAGTACCTTAGTGTATGCACAGGTACAGGTTATATCTGGGATAAAGATGCTAAAGATTATAACACTATGGTAAGAGTATTAGAAGCATTTCCAGATATTAAATTTATTACTGTTGATGTTGCAAATGCTTATCATGAAAACTTCGGAGACTTTATTGCTCGAATGAGAGATAACTATCCAGACAAAACTATTATTGCTGGTAACGTTGTTACCGCAGAGATGACAGAAGAACTTATTATACGTGGAGCAGACATTGTTAAAGTTGGTATTGGACCAGGTTCAGTATGTACAACTAGATTACAAACTGGTGTAGGAGTTCCACAACTGTCAGGCGTAATAGAATGTGTTGATGCCGCAAATGGTATAGGTGGACACATTATTGCTGATGGTGGTTGTGTATATCCAGGTGATGTTGCAAAAGCCTTTGGAGCAGGTACACACTTTGTTATGCTAGGTGGTATGTTAGCAGGACACGACGAATCAGAAGGCGAAATTATAGATGGCAAAGTTACGTTCTATGGTATGAGTTCAGATGAAGCTATGCAAAGACATGGTCGTAGAAAAGATGGATACAGAGGTGCTGAAGGTAAAGTAGTTAAGATTCCACACAAAGGACCTGTCGACGCAACTATTACTGAAATACTTGGAGGTGTTAGAAGTGCTTGTACTTACATTGGTGCAAGACGTTTAAAAGATATGCCTAAGTGTACAACGTTTGTAAGATGTACACAACAGGTTAACCAAGTATTCAATCAGTTCAATGCAGATTAGTACTCATCAGAAACCTTTCGTACACACTATTATAGACGATTTCTTTGAAGACGCAGAACTTCCTAGTGTATTTTCTGAAATAGATTATCTAAATCAACACGCCACTGATACAAAAGACAATGGCGATCCTAAAAGTAGTAATATGAACGCAGTTCATTTAGATAAACACTACAAAGAAGATAGATACGTAAGCAGTATTCTAAGATACAATAGAAAGATATTTGATCTAGACTTGTCAGAGAACATCTTTTCAAATTATTTAAAGATGTGTAACTTTGATGTTACTCAACTTAATTGCTATAACGGAGATGGCAGTTATGACCTTCATCCTGACCTAGGAGTATTGTCAGCAGTAACATTATTATTCAAAGAGCCAAAACAATTTACAGGTGGGCAACTATCATTTTCTGACTATAATTATGTACCACATCTTAAAAACAACTCGTTAATACTGTTTCCTAGCTTCGTACAACACGAAGTAAAGCCTATTAAAGGATCAGGTCGTTATAGCTTAAATCACTTCTTTTTTGTCCATATTAGGTAGATTTGGTTAGATTTATACTTGATATTTGACCTATTTTAGCATATAATTTGTATGTTAGTATAAATACTAATATGTTAAAGAATGCCTGATAGGGTTCTTTAATTTTAACTTGCTTAATAAGGAGAAAACAATGACAAAACAATCCCTATCAATTTTTAATCAACTTAGACCCGTAACAGTAGGTTTCGATCCTATCTTTGATAGATTCGAAAAAATGTTTGAAAACGAAGTTTTCAACTCACCTATGGTACAATCTAACTTTCCACCATACAATATTGTAAAGACAGGTGACTACACCTACAATATTGAATTGGCGTTAGCTGGATTCAATAAGAAAGACATTGACATAATGTATGAAGATAACATCATTACTGTTAAGTCAATTACTGACTCTAGTACTAAACCCCAAGACGATGGTGTACTACACAGAGGCATTAGTAAAAGACACTTTACAAAGTCTTTTTCAGTTGCTGATGACGTAGAAGTTAAAGGTGCAGAGTTGAAAGATGGTTTATTGGTAATTTCTTTGGAAAGAATAATTCCAGAGTCTAAAAAACCTAAAACTATTGAAATCAAATAAAACAAAAAGAATGATAGGGTGTGTGTAATGCACACCCTACTCTTTGCTTAATAAGGAGGAGAAAACTATGAGCAAAATAATTGGTATTGACTTAGGTACTACTAATTCTTGTGTTTCAGTAATGCAAGGTGGTGATGCTAAAGTCATAGAAAATAGTGAAGGAGTTAGAACAACGCCTTCAATCGTATCTTTTGGCGATGAAAAGCTAGTAGGAGTTGCGGCAAAAAGACAAGCAGTAACTAACCCAGAGAATACTATCTTTGCAGTTAAAAGACTAATAGGTAAGAAGTTTAATGATAAGTCCGTACAAAAGGACATGAAAACTTCTCCATTCAAAATAATCAAAGCAGACAACGGAGATGCTTGGATAGAAGCAAAAGGTGAAAAGTATTCGCCTTCACAAATCTCTGCTTTCACTTTACAGAAGATGAAAGAAACTGCTGAAGAGTATTTAGGTAGTAAAGTAGATAAAGCTATTATTACTGTACCTGCATACTTTAACGATTCACAAAGACAAGCAACAAAAGACGCAGGTAAAATTGCAGGACTTGAAGTTGAACGTATAGTTAACGAGCCAACCGCGGCCGCACTTGCATATGGTTTAGATAAAAAGAAATCAGGCACAGTTGCAGTTTATGACTTAGGTGGTGGAACGTTTGACGTTTCTGTCTTAGAAATCGGCGAAGGAGTATTTGAAGTTAAGTCAACTAATGGTGATACATCATTAGGTGGTGAAGACTTTGATAACACTCTTGTAAACTATGTTTGTGATGAGTTTATGAAAGACTCAGGCATGGACTTAAGAACAGATAAACTTGCTATGCAACGTGTTAAAGAAGCATCTGAAAAAGCAAAATGTGAACTATCATCTGCTACACAAACAGAAATTAGTTTGCCGTTTGTTACTGCTGATGCATCTGGACCTAAACACTTAAACGTAAAACTTACAAGAGCAAAGTTTGAAGCTCTAGTAGGAGACTTGATTGAAAGAACACTTACACCTTGTAAGACTGCTCTTAAAGATGCAGAACTTACTGCAAGTGATATTGATGAAGTTATCCTAGTAGGTGGTATGACACGTATGCCTAAAGTTGAAGAAACAGTAAAAAGTTTCTTTGGCAAAGAACCACACAAAGGCGTTAACCCAGATGAGGTTGTTGCCATAGGTGCTGGTATTCAAGGTGGAGTATTACAAGGTGATGTTAAAGATGTATTGTTATTAGACGTTACACCTTTATCACTTGGTATTGAAACACTAGGCGGAGTTGCAACTAAACTAATTGAAAAGAATACAACGATTCCAACTAATAAGAGTCAAGTCTTTTCAACTGCTGAAGATAATCAATCAGGAGTAAACATTGTAGTAACTCAAGGTGAAAGAGAAATGGCCGCAGACAATAAAGCATTAGGTAATTTTATGCTAGACGGTATTGCTCCTGCACCAAGAGGTATGCCACAAATCGAAGTAACATTTGATATTGACGCAAATGGTATTGTAAGTGTAAGTGCTAAAGATAAAGGTACTGGTAAAGAACAAAAGATTACAATACAATCAGATGGCGGATTATCAGAAGAAGAAATCGACAAAATGGTAAAAGACGCTGAAGCTAATAAAGATGCTGATAAAAAGAAACGTGAAGAAGTAGATACTCGTAACA